CATACTCCACAGGAGTGACAGCAGTTGACGTCAGCGGCTGGGAGGAAGTGAGTATGGCAGAGTACGAGGCTTGGAAAGAGGCGGAAAAAGCGAAAGCCGAGGAAGAAAGATTGAAACAATAAAGAAGATGGCAGCAGTAGAAGAAACATTATATAGAGATGGAAATCCAGTATATCCTAAAACAATTACAAATCAAGTAGTTGATAAAGAAAGTGGTACAACATTACCTAATTTATTAAATAATAAACAAGATACTTTAGTATCAGGAACTACTATTAAAACAGTAAATGGTAATTCATTATTAGGTACTGGTGACATAACAATTAGTTCTAGTGGAACTATATCAGTAGATACAGAATTATCTACTACTTCTACTAATCCTGTACAGAATAAAGTAATAACTAATGCTGTTAATACCAAACAGGATACACTAGTATCTGGAACAAGTATAAAAACCATTAATAATAATTCCTTACTTGGTTCAGGAAATATAACTATTGAAGGTAGTAGTGGAACTTCTGATTATACAGCACTAACAAATAAGCCATCAATAAACAGTATAGAATTATCTGGAAATAAAACATTATCTGATTTAAATATAGCATCTGTACAAAGTGTAACTGATGAAGCTACCGCAAGAGTATCAGCAGATTTACTAAAAGAAGACATAAGTAATAAAACTACTACATTAAACGCATCATCTACTGACACACAGTATCCATCATCTAAAGTAGTTTATGATAATTTAGTTCTTAAAGCTAGTGATTCATCTCTTACAGCTCACACATCTAATACATCAAATCCACACAGTGTGACCAAATCACAAGTGGGGTTATCAAATGTAGACAATACATCAGATATAAGTAAACCTGTTTCAACAGCTACGCAAACCGCACTTGATACTTTAGAAACAAGTATAACTAAGTTAATACCAACAGAGGCTACTGAAACTAATAAACTTGCGGATAAAGATTTTGTCAATAGCTCAATATCTACAGCTACAGCTACATTCAAAGGTACATTTGCATCTACTACAGCATTGCCAACTACAGATGTTGACAATAATGATTATGCCTTTGTAACTAGTACTGACACTGCTGGTAATACATTATATAATAGATACAAGTATGACGGTGATGCGTGGGCGTTTGAGTATTCGCTTAATAACTCATCATTTACATCAGAACAATGGGCGGCTATACAATCAGGTATAACAACTACTTTAGTAACACAAATAACTACTAATCAAACTGATATAGCATCAGAAGTAACTAATAGGACAACAGCTGATACTACATTACAGAATACTCTCACTTCTCATACTTTCAACATTTCTAACCCTCATTCAGTCACTAAAACTCAAGTTGGTTTAGGAAATGTTGACAACACTTCTGACCTTAATAAACCAATTTCTACTGCAACTCAAACTGCACTTGACACTAAAGTTAATGTTGTAACTGGAAAAGATCTAAGTACCAATGATTATACGACAGACGATAAAGCTATTGTAGATAGAGCAAATGGAATAAATAGTGTAACAACCCTTGTTTCTATTCCAATTGATAAAAATGTAGTTGTCGCTACCTTATCCGTTGCGTCAACTTTGAGTCTTGCAAGTGCGTTATCTGTGGGACAAGCAATAACTATTGTAATAATACCTACTGCTACTTTTGATTTGACTTTACCATCAACGGGAGGATTCACTTCATTAGACGATGTGACTATGAGCTTAACAAGTGGTAAATTAGCTGAAATAAGTATACTTTGTTATGGAAGTAGTCTTTATTCTTTATCATCTAAAATAGGAGTATAATGCTTATAAGAAGAAGAACATATTCTAATAAGATTGGAATACAAGATGGGCAGTATCAGGCAGCTGTAGCTAATACTAGATCAAATATCTATATATCTGAAGACTTTGGACTTACTTGGGCAGCAAGAGGAACTGAAAATTATTATAATGATATAGCTATATCATCGACAGGTAAATATCAGACTGCTGTGGGGTCATCAAACTATCGTTCTGATGATTATGGTTTAACTTGGAATACACTGAATGTAAGTTCTTCTATGCATGGTATAGCAATGTCATCTACAGGGCAGTATCAAACTTGTGTTACAAGTACACAAATAGCATATTCAAGCGATTATGGAGTATGGTGGACAACAATTGATATATCTGATTACAACACAATAGTTTCAAAAGTGGCTATGTCTTCAGATGGGAAGTACCAATCAATATTATCCACTGGGTATAGTAATGGCTGTGTTTATAAATCTGATAACTATGGAGTTACTTGGACAAAAGTGAATTCTACAAGTTCAACATTTATTGACATAGCAGTATCATCAAGTGGTCAGTATCAATCTATTGCAGCTAAAAGTGGAAATACTGTTATAATATATAAATCAAGTGATTATGGAGTTACTTGGACTACAGTATCAATGCAGTCTTATTCAACAACCTTACGTGGAATTGATATGTCTTCTAATGGACAATACCAATATCTATCAGCAGTTATTGATAACTATTCCAATATATATAAATCAAGTGATTATGGTAATAATTGGGACATTAACTTTGTTAATACTACTAATTATATTTCAGGAATAGCAACATCCGCAACAGGAAAATATGTAGACGCTGTATTCGCAAACTCTTCTATAGGTTATATTTATAATTCTAATGATTATGGAGTATCTCATACAAGCCCTGTTGTATCTACTAATTTATCAAGAATTGTAATTAATAAATTAATATAATAAACAATTAAAATATTAAAAGATTTATGAAAAAAATTAAAGATTTTTTTAAATGTATTAAAGATTATGTTATATCTTTAAAAGATAAAATAAAACCATTATTAAAGTATATAACTTTGGATAATATTAAAATAGTACTATTAACAATATTAGGTCTGTTATCTACTATTTATATATATAGTTATACTTATACTAATAGTAATATATTATGCTATATTGTATTAATATTAAACGCATTTTACTATGGATGTGATATATATAATAGAATAAAACAAAAAAATAAAAAATAATATATAATTATTTGTATAATAATTATATTATATATATATTTGCAGTAGTAAATAATTGCTATCTGGTGTAATGGTAGTCACATAAGATTTTGGTTCTTATAGTAAAGGTTCAAATCCTTTGGTAGCAACTATGTTTTTATATTTTTTATTACTCTTTTAGTAGTCAGAGTTAAAATAAACTACTTATTTTTGGATTACTAAATACTATATATATGTACGAAGAAGATTTATTGCTTACACCACTTAATAATATAGCGAAAGAAAGTTATAACTCATCATCATTATTTATAAATTTTTTAAATAAGCTTGAAGGATTAAAAACTAAGAGTAAAAACTTACATTGGAATGGTCCTGATATAAATAATCATGAAAAGATAGATGCGTTTGCAAAAGAATTATCAGATTTTGAAGACAGCATTGCAGAAGATTTTATGGGTATATCAGGAATAATTAAACAAGGTGTAATAAAAGGAATACCGTGTGTGTCTAATACTATATATGACTTCGTGCGAGAAGTTTATAATACGGTAGAAACATTTTATAAAGAAGTACCAACTGATATATGTTATAAAGGAATTCTTTCAGAATGTGATGCTTTTATACATATTATAAATAAATATAAATATTTCTTTGCTCTATGTGACAACGTTAATCGTTAAAAAAATTTATAGCCACCATAGTTTAATTGGATGAACAAAAGATTTGTAATCTTTAGATGCTAAATCATGATTAGCTGGTGGCTCAAATTGCGGAGAGAATTGGTATTCAATTTGGTTTCATAAGCCATACTCCGTAGGTTCGATTCCTACCTCCGCTACTAATATTTATATTATGGAAGAAAACAATAATTCAGTTATGAGCGTATTAGTTTCTTATACTATTAGAGATATGGTAAAAGAAGTTAATAAAAGAAATATAAAAAAAGAAAATATAGTTTCTCTAGTAAAAGAGAAAGATCAATTTATATTAATTTTTTATAGTTAGTAATATGAAAAAAGATATGGAAGAAAATATAAAAGAAAGAGAATTAATGGATGAAAGTGAATTTGAAGACTACATACATAAAGATAATTCATATAATCCAGCTGCTTTAAGAAGATTTAAATCTACAAAAAGAGCTATAAAAAGAGGATTATTATTACCAAATGGTATGATAGTTCCTAAAAGACCATATCATAATAGAGCTAATACTAGTAAAAGAAAACACACAGACAGTAGAGAAGATAATACTACTAAAAAATATATGTATGCAGAACTTAAAAAACAATTGTAATATAGAAAGTAATGAAAATTATAATGATATTCCTGTATATTATTGTTCTCATTGTCTATCTTTAAATATTATGATACTAGATGATAATACAGACTATTGCGATAATTGTGGGAGTACAGATATAGAAAGCACAGATATACTTACATGGGAGAAGTTATATAAAGAAAAATATAAAAAAGATTTTAATAAAGAATAATTTTTAAATATATATTATTATGGAAGATAAAAACAAAGATGCTAAAGTAATTAATTTATCAAAAGAAGCAAAGGTAGTATCTAATAAACAAATGGATAAGCCAAATGAAAAAATGTCTTACGAACAGCTTGAAAACATAGCTCATCAACTAAGTGAACAATCAAGACAACTTTATCAGAAACTACAGGAAGCTAATATGGCTAATGTATTTAAAAGGATGGATTACCTATTTAAAGTAGTAGAATTTTCATCTTCATTTAGTGACGCTTTTGTTCTTAATTGTACATCTGAAATTCAAGATTTAATGACACCAGATACTACTGAAAATAAAGAAAAGGTAGAATAAATTAATTAATTTATAAAGTATGGATAAAAAAGCAAATAATATTGTTAGAATTCCTACTTCATTAAATGGAAAATTTTTTAGATATTGGTTTGAATTTCTTAAACCTTTTCATAAATTAACTGAAAGAGATATAGATGTTATAACGTGTTTTGTTAAACATAGATATGAGTTAAGTAAAGTTATTAAAGATGATGATATTCTTGATAAAGTTACTATGAGTGAGGATACTAAAAAGAAAGTAAGAGAAGAGTGTAATGTAAAATTACCACATTTTCAAGTAATAATGGGTAAACTTAGAAAGAGTAAAGTTATACTAGATAATAAGATAAATCCTAAATTTATACCTAATATAGATGAAGAAACAGGTAATTTTAAATTATTATTACTCTTTGAATTAAAATGAAAAACCAAAATGTAATAAAAGAAGTTTCAATAGAACTTAATATTCCTATAGAAGTAGTTAATTTTGCATATACTTCTTATTGGAGATTTATAAAAAATAAAATAAAAGAGCTTCCATTAAAAGAAAATTTAGATGAAAAGGCTTTTTCAAAATTAAAAACAAACTTCAATATTCCAAGTTTAGGTAAATTAAATTGTACGTATAAAAGATTTTTAGGAAAAAACAAGCAACGTATTAATATAATAAAAAATGCTAAAAATAAAAAAAATAAGACCGATGTTCACTGCACTAGTGACGACAATGGATAGATACGAAAATGACATTATAAGTGATGAGGGATTAATAGACACAACTAGAACTAAAGGAAGTATAAAAGAATATCAAAGAGTAATATCTGTAGGTAGTTTAGTAAGAGATATTAAAGAAGGAGATTTAGTATGTATTAATCCTACAAGATTCGCAGTAAAGAGACATCAAGCAGGATCTTTAAAAGATGGAATAATAACAGATAATCCAGTTACAGGATACAATTTTGATATTTTAGATATAAACGATAAGCACTGTTTGTTTTTACAAGATAGAGATATAGATTTTATTGTTGATGAATATGAGGAAATTCCTAATAAAATTTCAAAATTAATAAAACCTGAAGAGAAGAAATTAATATCATAAATTAATAAGCCTGTTAAATTATCTTAGCAGGCTTAATTATTAATAATATAATATGAAATTATTTAAATATGAAGGATATAAAGTAGTGATTAATCCAGAAGCATTACTACTTAAACCATACAAAGAAATATGGAAACGAGATAAAAGTCATAATAAAGAAAGAGCTATAACAGAGTTAGGATTTATATATTTCTTATGTGATATACGTAGCGATTATCAGTATATTACAGATATTAATGATAGACAAGCTGCAATTATAGAAGGAGAAGGATTACCAAGTAATTGGAAACCAGATAAACTTGTGTGTGACGCTATATCATTTTATAACTCATTTAAATCAACAGCGGCATTACTACTTGAGGACACAAGATTTGCCACAGATAAACTTAGAGATTTACTTAGAAATATAGATTTAAATAAAATTGATGATAAAGGAAGACCTATTTATACATTAAATGTTATTACAGCTACTATAAAACAAGTTCCTGCTTTAGTAAAAGATTTGGATGAGGCAGAAAAGTCTTTAGCAAAAGAAGCATCTATAGATAATAAAATGCGAGGTCAAGGAGAAAAAACATTAATGGAAGATACTCTTAATATATAATATATGAATATAGAAGATGTAATTGAGTGTTTAAATACTCATATTGAAAGTAGAAGAAAAGAACAAAAAATTAATGTCGAAGGACATTTACTACTACAAAAAACAATAATTCCAAATCATATATATAATACTTATAAAGATTATAATTATACATTATGGTTTGTTAATAAGGAAGTAAAGAAAAAGATAATAATACTTAATAGAGTAAGTAATACTGCCGTAGAATTAAAAGATGGGATAATTAATTATATGGATAAAGAACTTATTAAACTGTTATTCAATTGGATAGAAAGTAAAGAATATATAGAAGTAATAAGAGGAGAAGGAAATGAATATCACACTGAATAAATATCAAACTCCTATTACAGATGACTTATTAGAATCTTTACCACAGGAGGTACAAGATCAGTTATTAGATTGTATTAATAATATAGAGTTTATTAAAAATTTAACATCTGTATCGAGACAACATGCTAAAGATAGACCTAAAGATAGCGATGGTAAAATAATAATTGATTTAACTAATCCACATATACTTGAAAATATGGATTATTTTAGACCATCTGCAATTCATTATAAAGATTATAAATGTTTTACATCATTAAAACCAAACTCTAATCCTAATAGTGAGTATGGTAAATGGATTAGAGAAGAAAGAGATAGGTGTTGGAATGGCTATGTAAGAAAATCTGACGGAGAATGGATTACAGGAGCATTATATTTTTATATAAATTATTGTCCTATAGTTCAATCTAGAATAGTTAAAGGTACTAAAAGAGCTAATAGAGTAGTTGATTTTCCTGAACTTTGGGAAGGTATATATTGGAGATTTCATTATATAAATTATGCTAGATTAGCTGGTCAACATGGTGCTGAGTTAGCTGCCAGAGGTAAGTCTAAATCATATAGTATGGCATCTATTATAACTAGAAATTTTATATTAGGTGAAAATAATGAAGCTTGTACAAATACTGTATCAGTAGTCACAGCATCACAAAAAGAATATCTTATAAAAGACGGTGTTCTTAATAAATTTATAACTATGGCAAATTTTTGTGCCGAAAATACACAATTTCCTAGAAAAAGAATAAAAAATTCTTTACAGGATATGACATGGGTTATGGGATATAAAGATGTTGATTTAGACATAGAAAGAGGAACTCTTAACTCAGTGTTAGGCGTTTCATCTAAGGATGATGAATCAAAGATAAGAGGTAAAAGAGCCGTGTTCATAGGTGTTGAGGAATTTGGTACATTTCCAAGATTAATAGATTTATATAATACAATGCTTCCTTCAGTACAAGAGGGTGACTATACCTTTGGTGTTTTATATTTACAGGGGACAGCAGGTGATAAAGAATCAGATTTCTCTGGAGCACGAGAAATTATGTATAATCCTAAAGGATACAATATGTATTCATTACCAAATGTATATGATAAAAATAATCAAGGTAGAAAGTTATTTGTATTCTTTTTCCCCGGATATATAAATAGAAAAGGATGTTATAATAAAGATGGTGTATCTGATGTTACAAAAGCTTTAATAGAAATATTAACTAATAGATATAGAGTTAAATATAATTCAACAGACCCCAACACTATTGTTAAGACAATAGCTGAATTACCTATAACACCAGCTGAAGCTATTCTTAGAACAGGAGTAAATTTATTTCCAGTTACTGATTTAACTGAAAGATTAAATCAAATTGACTCTAACCCTAATGAATATTCAGATGTTTATACTGGAAATTTAATAATTACTAAAAATAGTACAATAGAATTTAGACCTACTACTGATTCTCCAATAAGAGAATTTCCTCATAAAGATAATAAAGTAAGTGGTAGTATTGAAATATTTAATATGCCTGAAATTAATAAGGCTACTTCTAAAGTATATAGTAATAGATATATAGCTTCCTCAGACCCATATGATGATGACCAATCTAATACAATGTCTTTAGGCTCTACGTTTGTATTTGACTTATGGACAGATAAAATAGTTGCTGAATATACAGGTAGACCACTATTTGCTGATGATTACTATGAGATAACAAGAAGATTATGTTTATTTTATGATGCTAGAATGAATTATGAAAATAATAAAAAAGGATTATTTGCATATTTCTCAAAAATGAATAGTACATATTTATTAACAGATACATTAGAGTATCTAAAAGATAAGGATATTATAAAAGGTAGTTTTTATGGTAATAAAGCTAAAGGAACTAATGCTAATTTACCTATAAATAATTATGGTAAAAAACTATTAAAATTTTGGTTATTAAAACCTACTACAGTAATACAAAATATGGATGGTAAAGATACTGAAGTAACTATACCAAGTTTATATACAATAAGAAACAGAGCATTACTAAAAGAACTTATTCTCTATAATTCAATAGGAAATTTCGATAGAGTATCATCTATGGGTATGTTAATGCTCTTAAGAGAAGATAAACTTGTATTATATGGAGGAGATCCTGATAAAATAAAGAATTCAGAAACAACCTCAGATTATCTTGGAAATGATAAGTTCTTTACAAATAATTTTGATAATAAATTTACTAACAATAATTAATAAAAACAGAGTTTATATATTAATAAATTATTTATTATATTGTATAAATAGATAATTTTATATAGTTTTGCAAAAATAAAGATAATACATATACTATGTCAGAATTTTTAAACTTACCTCCACAACAATTACCATTTAGTAGTAAGACTAAAATATGGAGAAAAAAGCATCTTGATTGGGCTGATAGTAAAACATTTTTTAACTACAGTTTAGTAAGAAAATCAGTAATTCATAAGAAAATAAATTATGATTTACTGAATGGAAAATTACATATGTCTGACTTAGAACTAGTTCTTAATCCAGAAAATATAAAAGCTGGCTATATACCAGATAGAATACAGCATTATCCTATAATGAACAGTAAACTAAATGTTCTACGAGGTGAGGAATCAAAAAGAGTATTTGATTATAAAGTAATTGTAACTAATCCAAACGCTGTTTCTGAAATAGAAAATAATAAAAAAAATGAGATATTTGAAAGTTTAAAACAATTAGTATCTAATAAAGCACGGTCAGAAGATGAGTACAACTCAGAACTTGAAAAATTAAATAAATATTATAGTTATGAATGGCAAGATTTAAGAGAAGTCAGAGCCAATGCTCTTCTAAATCATTATGTAAAAGAATATAATATTCCTTTATTATTTAATAAAGGTTTTATGGATGCGGCAACAGTTGCAGAAGAGATATATCAATGTGATATAATTGGTGGAGAACCAACTATTGAAAAACTTAATCCACTTAAAGTAAGAATATTTAAATCTGGATATTCATCAAATATAGAAGACGCAGATATTATAATAATTGAGGATTACTGGAGTCCGGGTAAAGTAATAGATACATTTTATGATGTACTTACTAAGAAAGATAGAGATTATATAGAAAATATTCCAGATCACGTAGGTCAAGCGGCAACTGACTCTATGGATAATATAGATGAAAGATTTGGATTTGTAAATAATAATATGGTAGGAGATGAGATGAGTACTAATGGATTTTACTTTGATCCTTTTAACTTATTCTCAGATTCTATGTCCAATACATTATTACCTTATGATTTAGCTGGTAATCTTAGAGTACTCAGAATGTATTGGAAGTCAAGAAAGAAAGTTAAAAAAGTAAAATCATATGATCCTGAAACAGGAGAAGAAGTTTATAATATATATCCTGAAACATATATTCTTGACAAAGAAAAAGGGGAAGAAGAACAAGTATTTTATATAAATGAGGCTTGGGAAGGAACTAAAATAGGTACTGATATTTATGTTAATATGAGACCTAGAGTAATTCAATATAATAGTTTATCAAATCCTTCAAGATGTCATTTTGGTATTATTGGTTCTATATACAACTTGAATGAAAGTAGACCATTTTCATTAGTTGATATGATGAAACAATATAATTATCTATATGATATTATTCATGATAGATTAAATAAGTTAATGGCTAGAAGCTGGGGAAAAATATTAAAGCTTGATTTAGCAAAAATACCTAAAGGATGGGATATAGAAAAATGGATGTATTTTGCAAAGGCTAATGGACTTGCTGTTGAAGATAGTTTTAGAGAAGGTAATATAGGAGCATCCACAGGTAAATTAGCAGGTGGATTAAACAACGCGTCTTCAGGTGTTATTGACGCGGAATATGGTAATGCAATACAGCAAAATATAAATTTACTTGAATTTATTAAACTCGAAATGTCTGAGGTAGCTGGTATTACAAAACAAAGAGAGGGTCAAATAAGTAATAGAGAAACAGTTGGTGGCGTAGAAAGAGCGACACTTCAATCATCACATATAACAGAATGGTTATACGTACAACATGATGATGTAAAAAGACGAGTATTAGAATGTTTTCTCGAAACAGCTAAAATAGCATTAAAAGGTAGAAGTAAAAAATTTCAATACTTACTATCAGACACTTCATTAAAAATTATGGATATTGATGGTGATGAGTTTGCTGATGCTGATTATGGATTACTAGTTGATAATAATTCTGGAACACAAGAGCTTTCACAAAAATTAGATACTTTAGCACAAGCTGCATTACAAAATCAGAAATTATCATTCTCAACTATAATGAAATTATATAGTTCAAGTTCTATTGTAGAGAAACAAAGACTTGTTGAACAAGATGAAAGAGATATGCAGCAAAGAGACGCACAAGCTCAAGAAAGTCAATTTAATATGCAAAAAGAAATATCAGAAGCTAATTTACAATCAAAAAGAGATGAATTACAGCAGAGAGATGATGCTAATATAAGAGATAATGATACAAAACTCACTATAGCAAAATTACAAGCTGAAAGTAATATTATAAATAATAGCAACACTGATAATACTAATGATAACAATTTAGATAAAGAAAATCTTATTGAAAAAATAAGAGAATTTGATGAGAAACTTAAACTAGATAAAGAAAAATTAAATTTAGATAAGATAAAGCATGATGATGATAATTCAATTAAAAAATTATCATTACATAAAAATAATAAATAATGAATAAGATTAAAAACTATATATATACAGGATTACTTATAATGTTTATAACAATGTTATTAGCGATTCATTGTCTATATACGATTAATAAATCTCTTAATAATAAGTTATCTATATCTAAAGAAAATGAAAAAGCTTATATAGCTGAGAATGACTCATTGCAAAACAATAATAAAGTCTTTTTATTTAAAATAGATGAACTTAATTATAATAATGATTCTATAGTAAAAAAACTAAATGAAGTAAGAAAAACTATTAAAGTTAAAGACAAAAAGATAGAGCAATTACAATATTTATTATCAGAGGCATATAAGAAAGATACTATAATATTTAAAGACACACTATTTAAAAATGAATCTATAAATATAGATACTACTATAAGAAATAATTGGTATAAATTAAATTTAAGTATCAAGTATCCTAATATAATATTTGTATCAACTTCTTTTAAAAGTGAGAAATATATAATAACAGGATATAAAAAAGAAACTATAAATCCACCTAAAAAGTTTTTTATAGCTAAATGGTTGCAAAAAAAGCATAATGTGTTAGAAGTAAATATTATAGAAAATAATCCTTATATAGAAAATAAACAACAAAAATTTATTAAAATTATTAAATAAATGATAGATCTTGGAATACTAATTACTGGGGGAGTAGGCGTTTTAACTACTATTGCTAGTGGATGGACATCATGGTTTTTTGCTAGAAAAAAATACAATACGGAAGTTGACTTTAATGAGATTGAAAATTTAAAGAAATCATTGGAGTTTTATGAGAGTATTGTAAAAGACAATAATAAAAAATTACAGTTTTATATAGATATGTCTGAAGCTAATCGTGTAGAAGTATATAGATTAAAGGGAATAGTTCACAGACTATTAAATAATTCTTGTCTTGATAGCAAATGTTTACAAAGAATGTACTATACAGAGGATCAGATAAAAGATATTTTAGGTGGGGTTGCCCCATATAGTAAAACGTCAGACACAGACAATGATGATAGTGATGATGATGAAAAGCTATTTAAGCCGAATGAACCAAATGAAAATACTAATTTTAATGATGATAAAGTATTAAAAGAGAAACACGACTATAAATTTGATATATTTGATTATGAAACTAAAACTAAAAAGAATGTATTATAGAAATACCTATACAATAGGAAACCTATACATAAACGATAAATTCTTTTGTAATACATTAGAAGATAAAAATAGAGACTTAAATAAGAATGGTAAATTTGATAATGGGGAAACAAAAGTATATGCTAATACTTGTATTCCATTTGGAATATATAATGTAATACTTACTGTATCACCTAAATTTAAAAGAAAATTACCAAGACTATTAAATGTACCATCGTTTGAAGGTATTCTAATTCATAGGGGAAATACAAATGCGGATACAGCTGGATGTATATTAGTAGGAGAAAATAAAGTTGTTGGTAAAGTTATTAATTCAACTGGATACGAATTAAAATTAGTAGAACTTATTGATGATGCTACCCATAGAGGAGAATCAGTAACAATAGAAATAGTTTAACAATTTAAAATTAAAGATTATGGCTAAAAGATCCTGTAAATCAAAACCATCTAAATCTAAACCTAAGCAGCCTTCTGCTAAGTCTCCTAAGAAATAGATGAGAAACAACTAAAAGACGTATAGTATATAAGATTATATAATATTATACTTTGTATAAAAGTCTATAATATTATATAATCCTATATTAAATAAACATTAAAGAAAAGTACAAATACTATATTATAAATTATTTATTTATACTACTATAAATATAGTATTTATTATATTGTATAAATTATAAATAGTATTTACTTTTGTGAAGTTAAATTACAATAATAGAAGATATGGAAGACGAAGAATTAAGTACTGATAATATATTAGGAACAGATGAGATAGATGATCTGTTTACTAATATGGATGAAGATGATACTTCATCAGATAATAATGATACTAAAGACTCTGATGAGTCTAATAAAGATAAAAAAGAAAAAGAAACTACTGAGGTTGTAAATGTAGATACTTTATTTACAGATAAACCAGAGAGCGTAGGTAGTGGAAAAGATGATGACATTAAGGGTAAGGAAGATACTAATCCTAAAGGTGATGGTACTTCTCCAAAAGACATCTTCTATTCTTCCATTGCCAAAGCCTTGAAAGAAGATGGTATCTTCCCAGACCTTGATGACAAAGTTGCTGAGGACATAAAAAAACCAGAAGATTTATCTAAAGCTATCAATGATCAAATTCAATCAAAACTTGATGAGAAACAAAAAAGAATTGACGAAGCTCTTAATGTTGGTGTCGAACCAACTGATATAAGAAGATATGAAAACACATTAAGTTATTTGAATTCATTACAAGATAGCACTATTTCTGATGAATCCGAAGAGGGTGAAAAATTAAGAAAGCAACTTATTTATCAGGATTTTATTAACAGAGGTTACACTAAGGAAAGAGCACAAAGAGAAGTGCAGAAATCCATAAATATAGGAACCGATGTTGATGATGCAATGGAGGCTTTGTCAGGAAACAAAGAATTTTTTCAGACTGAGTATGACAATCTAATAAAAGAAGCTCAAGAAGAAGACAAGAAAGAGACACAGGAAAGACAGGAACAAGCTGAGAACTTAAAGAAATCAATACTTGAAGATAATAAAGTATTTGGTGAAATTAATGTTGATGCGACTACTAGAAAAAAGGTTTACGATAATATTAGTAAACCAATTTACAAGAATCCTGATACTGGAGAACTTTATACTGCTATTCAAAAATATGAAAAAGAGAATAGACTTGACTTTCTTAAAAATGTTGGATTAATATATACTCTTACTGATGGATTTAAAAATCTTGATGGTTTAGTTAAAAACAAAGTAAAAAAAGAAGTAAATAAAGGTCTTAGAGAATTGGAAAACACTCTTAACAACACAGTTAGAACATCTGACGGCAATTTAAAATTTGTAAGTGGAGTTGAGGATGACCCAGAATCTTTTATTCAAAAAGGTTGGGACCTTGATGTTTAATATATTAATAATGATAAATAATTAAAAATTATGGCTGGAAAGTTAGGTAAATTTCAAATGGTAGGATTCCAACATTGGAAAGGACTTACTAAGGAAAATCATTTAGGTTCAATCTTTCAGTTAGCTCCACAGAAAGCCACTAATCTCATGGTTCAACTGCTTGCCTATTATAGAGGTAAATCGCTTGATACATTTTTGAATCAATTTCCTATAAAGGAGTTTGAGGATGATAATGAGTATTATTGGGATGTAATCGGCTCTTCAAGAAGAGCTATTCCACTAGTTGAGGCTAGAGATGAAAATGGGACTGTAGTTACTGCTGCTAGTAGCAATGTAGGAGTTGGAACAGTTCCTTTCTATCTAGTATTCTCTGAAGATTGGTTTGCAGATGGCGAGGTTATTGTAGGTCATCTTAATCAAGTTTATCCTTTTAGAATTCTTGGCGATGCTAGAATGGAAGGCACTAATGCTGTATATAAGGTAGAGCTTATGGGAGGTAATACAACAGGTTGCCCTGCTGAAAGACTTCTTGCTGGTGAAAGATTCTCAGTAGACTTTGCTCCTGTAGAAAAAGAATTATCTAGAAAGGTTGGTGATGTTAGATTCACTAGTCCTGTATCTATGAGAAATGAGTGGTCTACAGTAAGAATACAACATAAGGTACCCGGATCTATGCTTAATAAGAAATTAGCTGTTGGTATTCCTATTACTAAACCAACAGAAAGTGGTAAGCTTGTTAAGGATGTCGCCACTATGTGGATGCACAACGTTGATTGGGAAGTAGAGCAACAATTTTCAGAGTATAAGAATAATGTATTAGCTTTTGGTACTTCAAATAGAAATGCCAATGGTGAATATATGAACTTTGGTAAATCTGGAGGTGTTATTAAGACAGGTGCTGGTTTGTTTGAGCAGATGGAAGTAGCTAATACTATGTATTATAATACTTTCTCTCTCAAGCTACTTGAGGATGCTCTCTATGAATTATCAGCATCTAAACTTGATATGAGTGATAGATATTTCATAATTAAGACTGGTGAAAGAGGAGCTATTCAATTCCACAAGGCAGTTCTTAATGTAATATCTGGATGGACACAATTCGTACTTGACAATAGCTCAATTGGAGTTATTGAAAAAACACAGTCTAAGCTTCATTCTAATTCATTATCCGCTGGATTCCAATTTGTAGAATATAAAGCACCTAATGGTGTTAGAGTTAAGATTGATGTGGATCCTTTCTACGATGACCCTGTAAGAAATAAGATTCTTCATCCTAATGGTGGTGTGGCAATGTCTTATAGATACGATATTATGTATATTGGTACTATGGATCAGCCAAACATTTTTAAGTGCAAGATAAAAGGAAGTACAGAATATAGAGGGTATCAGTGGGGATTAAGAAATCCATTTACAGGACAAGTAGGTAATCCTAATATGTCTTTTGACGAGGATGCCGCTATAATTCATAGAATGGCTACTTTAGGTATATGTGTGCTTGACCCTACAAGGACAATGTCATTAATACCAGCTATTTTACAAGGATAAAATACTATTATAAGGGAGGAAAACTCCTCCCTTATTTTTAATAAAATATTAAGGAGAAAATATGGCAAAAGTAAAAATGGAAGAAAAAACAGATTATATAAATAATCCTGATTTTGAAATTGATGTTGATAATGAAAGTATTCCTATGCAAGAAGTTAAGAAAGACACTATTATAAAAGGACAATCAAACTACAACAAACAGAGTAAAAATGTTGACTCAGGTAATTTAATAAATTGCCTACGTAATGAAAGGATTATAGTAAGACACATTCCTAAAGAAGGAGGAATGATAACTAATCCAAAACATATTCTTTATGGAGGAATGGCTGAAAATGCAGTAAGAACATTTGTTGTTCCAAGATTGTCATCTGGAATGTTTGTTAATATACTTACAGATTCTGAGAAGGCATATTTAGAGGATATAATGGGATTAGAGTACAACGCTCTTAGTATATATAGACGTGAGGATAATTTTTGGGATGATAGCAATGATAAAGGTATTTCAAAAGTAAGACTTACAAAACAAGATAATTACTTTAATCTTGCTGATCCAGAAGACTATATTAGATATAAAATACTATTAGCTAACAAAGATTATATAGCACCATCATTAAAGGTGATGGAAGACTCACCAAAAGCAACGTATCAATTTGTAATTATTGTTGAGGGCGATGAGAACAAATTAGCTAAAGATAATATGAGTTCTACAATGAAATGCTATATGGAATTTGGTAAAATAAAAGATGACATAGATACATTAAGAACTATAGTTGAATCTATAGATGGGAGACCTACTTCACCTAATGTAAAACTTGAGTTTTTACAAACTAAGATTAATAATCTTATTCAAGCAGACAGTAAATTATTTTTAAGAATAGTGACTGACCCAATGCTTAGTACAAAAACTCTTATTAAAAAGAGTATAGAAGCTGGCTTAATATCTAACAGAGGAAATTTCTTATATCTTAAGAGTGATGGAAGTCCTCTTTGTGAGAATAATGAGGAACCAACATTAAATATAGCTGCTAAGTATCTTAATTTACCAAAGCATCAGGATATAAAATTTGCTTTAGAGGCTAAGTTAAAACAATAAGGATATGACGACACAAGAATTCTCCAATGAATTTGATGTTCTTTATAACAATATAATGAGTAATCAAGCTCCGGGTCTTGATGAGTATGAGAAGTCAGTTTTTTTGACTAAGGCACAAAATGAGATTATAAAAGCTTATTTTGATCCAACTCAGAATAAATCAATGTCAGGATTTGATGGAAGTGAAGTAAGACAGATAGATTTTTCAAAACTCATTACTACATTAGTAAAAAGCTCTTCTGATTTCTCTACTTCAAATTTTGATCATAGAACAAACAGCAAGAGCGCACAGTTTCCTGTAGATACAATGATGGTTATAAATGAAACAGCAGAGGTTACAAGAAATAGCGACACAGTATTACTAACAGTAATACCTATATCTTATACGCAATATTCTATGTTAATGTCTAAGCCATTTAAAAGACCTCTACATTATCAAGCTTGGAGAGTTCTTAGTTCCAGTACTCCTGCAAATTTAACATTTGATATAATAATAGGACCTAATGACTCATTAACTAAATATACAATAAGATATGTAAAGAGACCAACTCCTATAATTTTAACTGATTTAGAAGGAACATCAATAGATGGAATACCAATAAAAACAGAATGCATACTTGATAAGATTCTTCATCATGATATATTACAAAGAGCTGTTGAATTAGCAAAAGCTTCTTATGCAGGAGATTTAGGAAGTCAAGTATCTTTGGGTGTTAATAGTCAAACCAATTTAGGAATGGTATCTACAAAATAGTAATTTTTATGACAACACAAGAGTTTAGTAATAGTATAGATACACTACTTAATAGCTATAACAATCAAGCTATGTTTGGAGACACAACTTCAAAGGCTGATTTATCTTTAGATGAATATGAAAAATCAATATTTCTTACTCAAGCTCAGGATATTATAATTAAACAGTATTTTGAACAAGGACCTATTAAAGGTCAAGGATTTGATGAATCTGAAAGAAGACAAGTAGATTTTTCTAATTTAATTACGATAAACACACCAAGTAAGTTAGCTTCACAAACATCTTTATATGATAGCAGAGGTATAATATACCAATTACCTACTAATATATTATTTATGTTAAATGAAAAATTTACTATAACAACAAATAATATTATAAATAATTATGTTGTAATTCCTATAAACTATAAAGAGTTTGATAGATTAATGTCAAAAGCATACTCACAACCTCTTAAAAAACAATGCTGGAGATTATTTCAAAATGTATCAGGAGTTGATGTTTTATCAGAAATAATACCTATAAGTGGATCTGTTTCATCAAATTCTACTACAGTATATAAAATAAGATATGTAAAGAAACCTAATCCTATAATACTTACTGATTTACCAGATAATCTATCCATAGATGGAGTCTCTGTTACAACAGAATGTTCGTTAAATCCTATTGTACATATAGATATTTTAAATAAAGCTGTAGAATTAATTTTAAGCACACGAGGAAAAATTAGTCCACAAAATAAACAATAATGTAGAAATGACAACAGAGGAATTTTCAAACGAGTTCGATGTTCTTGTAGATAGCTATAGAAGATTTAAAGATTTTGATTCAAAAGAAAATCTAGATTCTTTAGAATTTAGTGAGTATGAAAAGTCTATTTTTCTTACTGAGGCACAAGAATCTATTATAATGGAATATTATAATGGTAAAAACTACTATGGTGATTCTTTTGAAAAAACAGAAGAAATAAGAAGAAGTTTAGACGCACTAGTAAAGACACAAGTTAGTAGAGAGCAAATTACACCAAAACCAACATCTGGATTATCAAGTAAATCGGTTTTTTATAATTTACCAGCTAATATATGGTTTATTACTTACGAGAGTATTACATTTGATGATTCTTCGTTAGGCTGTAAAAATGGAACTTTAGTACCAGTTATACCTGTAAAACAAGATGATTTTTATAGAATATGTATGAATCCATTTAAAAAATATAATAAAAGAAGAGCCTTAAGATTGGATGTTTCTAGTAATATAGTTGAGATACTATCAAATTATAATATAGGAGAATACTTAATAAGATATATTGAAAAACCATCTCCTATAATATTAGTTAATTTACCAGATAACATTTTTATAAATGGAGTTAATACAATTACAGAGTGTGCGTTAAATACTATAATACATAGAACTATACTAGAAAGAGCCGTGAAAAAAGCTCTAATTAGTAAAATTTCAAATATAAATAAACAAGCGTAAAAATTATATAATTTAATAATAGATTAATATGGCAACATTTAGTACAAATCAAGTAAGACAACTTTACGTAGCTAAGGAATTAATAGCTAGTAATGTAGCACCCACAGATAATGCTGGTGCGATAGCAGTTAAGAATGATACTCAAAAATCTCATTTATATTTTGAGTATATGGGTTCTGGTGGACTAACTAGAAGTGATTTAATTAATACTGCGAATATAGTTAGTGGAAAAGCAACAGATGGCGATGCTTTGGCATATAACTTAAATAAGTATAAATTGACTCTTTCTTCCGCAGTAAATAGTGGTGCACCTGTTGCAGGACAAGACTATATTCTTAGGATAGCATTTAGAAATTACATTGGACTATCTGAGGAAGATCAATATTTTAAGTATGGTATGTATCACGCTGTTACAGGAGCAACAGCATCTACTTTATATAAGGAATTGATTCTTTCTCTTGTAAAGAATTTCAGTAAAGATGAGCAAGGACTTCTTAAATTCTATCTTGAGACAGGTGGAACTAGTCCTTCTGTAGTTGCTGGTACTCCAGTAGAAGTAACAACAAGTACAGTAGCATCCACTCTTACTGGAACTTATACAGGAATAGTAATAGAGGAAGCTCCTCAATTCTGGTCTCTTGGTGTATTTCCTCAAGTACCTGTTAATTTCTATCTTCAACCGATGACTGTAATATCAAATGGTGATGAGCTTATATGGGGTACAGTTAATAAGGTTACTTCTACTAGTGTTATTAAAGACGGTAAGAGTATAGCTGATATAGAATACTTCTGCATGGGTGAAAGAGGGGATATGTATAGAAAAATGGGATTCCCTAATAGCATAAATACTGCTTATCTCGTTGATCCTAGTTTAGCTTATAATGTAATAGATCTTACGTATAATTATTCTGGTTTAAACGAAGACGTGCAGAAATCCCAAAAAGTAATTACTATAGCAATTCCTAAGATAGGAGCTAATAACGCTACTAGTAATGTTCTGACAAATAGCATTATAACTGCTATAAATACTGCTACAGGACTTTCAATAGCGACTTTAAGCGTCTCTGAATAAATTTTAATAAGGGAGGCAAAAAACCTCCCTTATTTTTATAAAATAATTATACTATGATACAATTTAATAAATTAAGTATTAATCAAGCAGGCACAATTCTAACAATAGATGCGTCAGTTAAAGATGAATCTTATTATACTAATGTGTACATAGATAATGTTGCTATAGATACGCAAGATACATTTTTAGAAACTGGACCTAGTACAAATAAAATATATCTAAATACTTTATCTGGTAATAATAAATCTATTCAATTATCTTTAACATATAGTGATTTATTACAAGCTTTAGATTCTAATATGTTTTTTGTGTGGATTACTACAAAAGGTACCCCGTCAAGTGATACTCCTTGTGGTGAAGATGTTATTAGTACAGTAGGAGTAGCAATTGACTTATATCCGTTATATCAGTATGCTATAAATTATATGAATGAACTAACGAATAATTGTAATATCCCAAAAGGATTTATTAATTTTATTCTTAGATTAAAAGCATTAAAATTAGCTATTCAAACAGGTAATTATACTAAATCTATTAATTTTTGGAATATGTTTTTTAAAAATATTGATTTAGATACTACAAATACTTCTAATTGTTCTTGTCATGGATGATGTAGTATTCACAGCATTAGATAGATATTTTAATATTTTATCTACATTAGGATATAAAAATTATACAAGTGTGTATAAACTTATTGTATTGATATTTATACAAGAGTTATTAGATAGTGATTGTTCTTCATTTATATCAGAAGATGAAAGTAGAATAATAGAAAAAGCTCTTACTTGTTTATATGGATCTGATTGCCTTATACCATATCGTAAATATATAGTTAATACTTCTGTAACTTGTAGTAGTACATAATAATAAGTATTACACTAATTGCTTATGCACAAAAACATTAAGGTTCTTGCTACTTAGATAATTTTTATATATCTTTGAAGCAAGAATTTTTTTATTAAAAATAATATAATACATGAGTACATATAGGGAACTTGTTTATATGATTCTTGATGAGTTAAAGATAATATCTGATGACTCTCAATTTACTGAGGAACATATAATATTTCTATTAAATAAATACAGAGCTTTTCTTTTAAAGCAGAAATATTCTGATATTAAAAAGGAAATATCAGAAAGTAACTACCAGACAATTTGCTTGGATTTAGTTGAAGTGCCATCTATATCTGGAGAACCGTGTGAGGGAGGCAACTATTTAAGAAGCACTTCTAAAATACCATATTTAATACATATAGGTAATCCATCTGTTTATCCTATAGATTTTTATCAAGGAATACATATTGCATATATAAATAGAGAAAGAATGAAATATGTAGGTGAGAATAAATATTTAAAGAATATAATTTATTGTTCTATTGGACCAGATAATTATTTATATTTTAAATCGTGTAATCCACAATTTCTTTATTTATCAAAAATAAGATTCACTGGCGTATTTCAAGATGCGGAAAAAGCAGCTGAATTACAATGTTCATCTTCAAGTGAAGATACTATATGTGATGTTCTTGATATGAATTTTCCTATTGAGGAAGCCTTAGTTCCACCAATGATAGAATTAATAGTTAGAGAATTATTAGGTGCTGAATATAGACCTAAGGATGAGGAAAATAATGCTAAAGACGACTTATCTGATATAGCATCATTTATTAGAAATAATATGAAAAGTAATATTCAAAAACAAATAGATGGATGACAATATAAACTTTAAATCTTTTATTAATAATATTAAAAAAGTAAATAATAAAAGAGTTCACTCAGTTACAAATTCTTATGGTATAATTGATGGATTTAATTTTTATAAATTAATAAGACCAAAAGATAAAAAATATATTATAACAATATCTCAATATAGAAGTATAACAAGACTTATAAATAATAAACTTAGAGAATTACTTTCTTTAGGAAATGACATAGAACTACCATATAATATGGGAAATTTAGAGATAAGAAAAACAAAAATAAGATATATAAATAAAAATGGTAAATATACTTCTGATAATAGTATAGATTGGAATGAGACATTAAAACTTTGGTATAAGGATAAGGATTCTTATAATAAAAAAACACTTATTAGGTCAGATAGTAATATTAAATATTTGATATACTACAATAAATATAAAGCTAAATATATAAATAAAAGTTTTTATAAATTTAGTCCTAATAGAGTTTTAAAAAAGATGCTTATACATAATATAAAAGAAAGTAATTTAGAAGCTTTTACATATAATACTAAATAGATATGGCAGAGACTTATGTTAATATTAAATATATACTTGATAAAATAATGCAGCATCCTTTATTAAGGGATATTACATTTGAGCAGGTAGTAGCTTATACTGTTGACTTTATGAGAATAGTAGGTGTCCCTAATATGTTTGAGGAAAAGACACAAATACTTGAAATTAATAATTATAGAGCCGCGTTACCTTGTGATTACTATAATATGATACAAGTAAGAGAAGTAAAAGGCCCAACTTTAAGATATTCTACTGATACATTTCATATGAGTGAATGTAAAGAAAATAAAGAAAAAGGTATATATGACGCTACTTATAAAATACAAGGTAATATTATATATGTATCAATAAAAGAAGGAAACATTGAGGTATCTTATGAGGCAATATCTACAGATTCAGATGGTTATCCATTATTACCCGATAATAGTAGTTTTACTAGAGCTCTTGAGTTATATATAAAAAAACAATGGTTTACTATCTTATTTGATTTAAATAAAATATCAGGAGCGGCACTTAATAACACACAGCAAGAATATGCTTGGGCTGTCGGTGACTGTCAATCTGAATTTAATAGATTATCAATAGATAAAGCAGAATCATTCTATAATTCATGGAGAACTCTTATATTAAGAGATTCTGAGCATAGAACAGGGTTCATTAATAATGGAACAAAGGAAAGAATTAAAGTACAATAATCATGAAAAAACAGTCTCAGTTTATAATTCAAGGAATGAATAGAGATTTAAGTGAATCTGTATATAATTCTAAGTATGCTTATGAGAATAGAAATATAAGAATTACCCCGACTAACAATAATACTATGTTCAGTATTACAAATGAAAAAGGTAATTCAAAGATTCCTATGGACACAGGAGAAGGATATTTTTATGGTACTCCAATAGGATACTCTGTATTAAATAATAATCTTATAGTATTCTCTACTGTAAATGACCTAAATCAATATATATATAAATATACATATAACAATGATAATAGTTGGAGTAGTCAAATACTATTTTCAGGTAATCTTGGTATGTCTAATGTTAATTCTTTTGATAGTATAGCTATATATGAAAACGACGATATACAAAAAGTATATTGGACTGACAATGTTAATCCATTAAGATTTATAAATATAAAAGCTACAACAGCTCAAATAGATAATTGGAATAAAGACTCTTTTAATTTTGTACCAAAATTAAAATTAAAAGAAGTAGTCAATATATCAAGAAACATAGTATCTGGTGGCGAGTTTGCACCCGGTACAATACAATATTCATTTACTTATTTTAATAAATATGGTAGTGAAAGTAATGTGTTTCATACATCACCATTATATTATATATCTTATAATAATAGAGGAGCTAATGCAGAAGATAAAGTTGGAAATAGTTTTTCTATAAATTTATCTGGATTAGACACTAGTTTTGATTATGTTAGAATTTATTCGATACATAGAACATCAATAGATGCAACACCAACTGTATTAAAAGTTGTTGATATTGCAATAAATAGTAATGGTTATGCTTATTTTGTAGATAATGGCATCACAGGAACATCTATTGATCCTACAGATTTATTGTATGTCGGTGGTGAGGAAATAACCTCTAAAACACTTGAACAAAAAGACAATACGTTATTTTTAGGTAACATAACTCTTAAAAGAAAAATAATAAATTCAAGTATAAAAACATTTTTTAATAATTGCTCTGGTATATCAACTACAGCTATGTCTAGAGATTCAATAGACACACCTGATGCTACTGGATACTATCCATATAAAAGTAATTTATTATATAACTCATACTCTATAAAGGGTTTTAAACACTACGAGACATATAGATTTGGAGTACAGTTTCAACATTATACAGGAAAATGGTCAGAACCTATTTGGATGAATGATGTAAGAATTCAAGCATATCCAGAAGCTAGCTACACTTACAAAAGTACATTACAATTACCAACTGCTTATTATAAATTATCAGATTCAACTATTATAAGTCAACTTATAAGTGATGGATATTATAAAATGAGACCAGTTGTTGTATATCCATCATTAGCAGAGAGAGAATGTATCTGCCAAGGTATTTTATGTCCAACAGTATATAATGTTTCAGATAGATATAGTAACTCACCATTTGTTCAGTCATCTTGGTTTGCTAGACCAAATGCTCCTTTTGATTATACTAATGCTACTACATCTACTGAAAACTCAGCTGTGACTGCTACTGGTGATTGGAAAGGTAGACCAGAGACATCAAGTGATGATTCCTATAATTCTAAGGCAGGTACATTTTCAAATGGTAAAATAGTTCATGATTTTAGACAAAGTGGAAATTCTTATGATTATACAAGTTATGGAAGATGGCTTGAATTCAGAAATAATTATCCTATACCGAATAATGATAGTATGTGTTCTGAGATTCAAAGTATTTATAATGCTCTTGATACTCCTGCTATATTACCTACTGTGGAATCTACAATAGTGACTTCTCATTCAAATAATTTTTTTGTTGACTCATCAATAGTAACATTTCATTCTCCTGATATAGAATTTAACACTGATATTAGAAGTATAGATACCTCATCTCTAAAATTAAGAATAGTTGGTATTGTTCCTATAACATCATTTGTCGGTGATATAGATATTCAATCATCTACTTTACCAAATAATTATAAAATTGAAACAGGTACAGAAACAGATAAATATAGTAATGATACAGCTTATGGATTTTATAAGCAACCAGTTGGTATAGAGAATATATCTAAATTTGGATTTAGAACTAATGCAAGTGGGATGTTTTGGATGGATGAAATATCAAATCCAAAGAGTGATTACGTAAATACTTATAAATCAAATATAGGATTTGTTGTATATCCATTTAATAGAAATGGTTCTTTAAATAATACTAAATATGCTAAAGATGGTTATAAATCAGCTACTCTTAAAATTAAAAAGTTATCTAATTTAAAATATTCATATAATACAAGATACTTATCAGCTGCTAATATATGGTATGCTTATATAAATGGAAGTACAACTCATACTGGAATATCAGGAATATCAGTATTTGATTCAAACGAAGTAGTGGTAACAAAACTACCTTCTCCAGTAAATTCAGGATTAAATGATATAATATATTATGGAAACGTAAATAAAATACTTACTACACCTATAATAGAACAGACAGATTCAAATAATAATGGGTATCCTATAGTAATAAGTAATGGAAGTGCATTACCAGAATATGTTTACAATAGTGATTATACTTTATTATCATCTAAGAGTTATACAGATGACCATCATAGCACAGACCCAGTAAGTATGAAATATAAATCTACTGCTCACGCTGTATTAGCTTTAAATTATTCAACAGACCATAAAGAAAGAATATTACCCACACTAATGGAAGGCGATTCTTATAGTTCTGATGTTTATAGAAGTACAAACAATGTAAGTAGTACACTTAATACAATCAATAAATTTTTCTGGGAACCTTCAAAATATTGTACAGGAGTATCACAGGATACTATAGATGAATCAATAGATTATCAAGAAAATAACAGTGGCACTGGATATGGAATTGATTATGGATGGCTTTGGCTTGGGGAATTATATAATGATTCTATATCTAGTTCTTCTAGATTTGGTGGACAAACAGAGGAGGCTTTTGAAAATAATAAATGGCTAGCTGGAGGTGAAGCAGTAAATCTATTAGATTCAAGTGGTACAGCAGTAACTTCAGCTACTATGTATTGGACTGAGGGAGATACCTATTATCAGAGATATGATAATTTGAAAACATATCCTTTTACCACTGAAGATCAAAATCAAATAGTTGATATAGTATCATTTATGTGTGAGACAAGAATCAATCTTGATGGTAGATATGATAAAAATAGAGGATTATTAAGTAATATAAACATATCCCCAACTAATTTTAATTTAATGAATAATGTTTATAGTCAGGAAAATAATTTCTATACTTATAACACTATAAATTCTAATAAAATTAATCCTGATGTATTTAAAAATACTATAACATGGACAAAGACTAAAACAACTGGAGAACTAATTGATAATTGGACTAATATAACACTAGCCTCAACTCTTGATTTAGATGGTAATAAAGGATATATAACATCTTTAAATAAACTAAATAATAATTTATTGGCATTTCAAGATAAAGGAATAAGTCAGATACTTTATAATGAGAATGTTCAAGTTTCATCTACAAATGGTCTTCCTATTGAAATAGCAAATAGTGGAAAAGTTCAAGGTAAAAGATATTTATCTGATAAAATAGGATGTAAATACTTATATTCAATTTGTAATACTCCAAAAGGAATTTATTTTTCTGATAGTAATAGTAAAAATTTATACTTATTTGATGGGCAATTTACTAATATAAGTGATAAATGTGGATTTCACTCTTGGTTAAATACTGCTGATAATTCAAATTTAAGAACTTTTTATGATAAGATAAATAATGATTTATTATTATTTTCCCCATCTGATTGTTTGGCTTATTCTGAATCAATAGATGGTTTTACATCATTTTATGATTATGGAATTAATGATACTTCAAATTTAATGTATGCTTCTGTACAAGATAAGGGAGTATTTATTAGACACGATACCGTTAATACATCTTTTGGATATATTTGGGAAATGAATGCTGGAAATTATAATTACTTTTACGATGTTTATAAGCCATTTTCAACTACAGTAATAGCTAATCAAGACCCTACAAATGATAAAATATTTGATAACTTAGAGTTTAGGGCAGATTCTTGGGATGCTTCAGGTAATTTACTAAATACAACATTTGATACATTAAATACGTGGAATGAGTATCAAAATGGAGTAAGTACATTAACAAATACATTAGATAAACCGTCAACTCTTAAAAAGAAATTTAGAGTATGGAGAGCTAATATACCAAGAGATTCTGTTTATACTAGAGATAGAATGAGAAATCCTTGGTTATACTTAAAACTTTCTATGAATACAGCTAACACTAATAAGACAGAGTTACATGATATGGTAATTAATTATTTTGAATAATATTATTATATACAGATAAGTAAATAATTTATACTCTATTATATTTTTATATAACAACTTGTAGTACATTTAAAATTTACTTATATTTGTAAATAAATGAGTACATTATGACTAAGAAGAAAATTATAAGAAAAACAAATAGACCGCTTAATATCTTTGATGACGGTGGACAAGTTGATACTAAGACAGCCAAAAGAGATAAATTAAGTGGAGCATTTGGGGATATAGGAAATTCAATAGGTACTATTATTAATTCTGGTGTACAAAATGCTAAAATCGCTGACACATCAGGTATTAGTAATAATATAAGTGCTTCTCGTTCGAATCAAGTATCAGCTACTACTAATGATGATTTGCTATCAGAGTGGGGAGCTTATTCCCCTATGGAAAAAATAGATTCTTGGAGAGACATTAGAGGAGGAAATACAGGACAAAGATTAGGAAATACCGCTAAAGCTACTGTGTCAGGTGTATCAACAGGTGTTAAATATGGTGGTGTTATAGGTGGAATTATAGGAGGTGTAGCTGGCTTAGGTAGTTCTATCGGAGGTTGGATTAGCGGAAATAGCAAGGCAAAGAAAAAAGCAAGAAAATTAAATAATCAAATTGACTCAGCTAATTATAGAAGCACAGATTCATTAAGTCAAAGAGCTGAAACATTAGATTCACAAAACGATAATATAGCATTAGCTAATTACTCAGCATTTGGAGGACCACTTGATTTTAGTAATCAAGGTGCTATTAATTATGGACTAATGACTGATTATTTAAATAATAAGAATATTACAGATTTGAATAAGACAAGATTGCAATCAATGCCAAACTCATATATGTACAATGATGATGTAAACACATTAGCTGCTGGAGGAACAATTCATATTAATCCAAATAATATAGGTAAATTCAATGCTACTAAAAATAGAACAGGAAAAACTACTGAAGAACTAACACACAGTAAAAACGCGTTGACAAGAAAAAGAGCTATATTTGCTCAAAATGCTGCAAAATGGAACCACAGTAATGGAGGATATTTATTTGAGAATGGTGGAAATCTATATTCAAATATTCCTAATGAAACACAACACGGTGGTATATTCTCTAATGGTGTGACTAAAATAAATAATGGTGGCACACACGAAGAGAATCCTAATGGTGGAGTAAATATAGGTAAAGATTCTAATGGAGTTCCTAATTTAGTTGAGGAAGGAGAAGTTAAATTCAATAATTATATATTTAGTAATAGATTATTTCCTACAAAAGAATTACTAAAGCAATATAATTTACCACAATCATATGAAAAATACTCATTTGCCGCATTAGCTGAAAAAGTTAATAAAGAATCATCAGAAAGACCAAATGATCCAATAAGTAAAAATGGATTATATAGTTCTATGAGTAGACTTCGTAATGTTCAAGAAGAAATAAGAGAGATAGAAAAAGCAAAAGCTGAAAATAAGAAAGATAAAATTGAAAACACACAAAATATGTATCCATATGGTGGTGAATTTAATAAGTTTAACCCACGTAAATACAATACACATAAAGATTTTACACCTAATGGTTTTCAATTTAAATCTGGTGATGTCGGTAGTAATATAAGACCAGAATTATTAAATATAGATAATTCTTTTATAAATAAATATAATAATTCTAATTCAGATAATACTGAAAATACTGAAAATAATGAATTTAATGTAAATAAAAAAAATGGTAGCTTATCTGATTTAAGATATGTTCCAATTTTAGGTTCGGCTTTAGGTGTCACAACTGATGCACTTGGCTTAACTAATAAACCAGATTATAAGAATGCTGATTTAATACTTGATGCTGAAGATGGAATATCAAATATTAATTATAATCCAATAGGTAATTATCTTACATATAATCCATTAGATAGAAATTACTATATAAATCAATTAAATGCTCAAGCAGGTGCCACAAGAAATGCAATAATAAATAATGCTGGTGGTAATAGAGCTACAGCAGCTGCTGGACTACTAGCGGCTGATTATAATGCAAATAATTCTTATGGTAATCTAGCTAGACAGGCTGAGGAATATAATAATACTTTAAGAGAAAGAGTAGAGACCTTTAATAGAGGTACTAATCAATTTAATTCTGAGGCGGCATTAAAAGCAGATATGGCTAATAAGGAAGATTCAAAACTTAGATTACAATCAAGAATAGCCGCAGCACAATTAAGAGACAGTATAGATACTAAAACTTCAACAGCTAAATCAGCCAATCTTACTAATTTATTTAATTCTATTGGGGATATAGGAGTTGAGGACTTTAATAGAAATATGATAAATAGCAGTAATCAGTATTATGGTATAGATTCCAATGGTAATTTATATTATAAGAAAAATTATTATAAACTTAGTAATAAAGAAAAAGCAAAAGTAAATAAAGACTTAGCTGATAAAGGATTTACTAATTCAGAGGCTTATGGGGGATATTTAACAATACGATAATATGGCATCAAAATATTTAATAATAGATAGTAAGTTTAAACCATTTTCATATGACGAGATGATTAAACCAGTAAATGCTGCTACTACTGAACACAAAGATATAGAAAATCAATATAGTGATTTATCTGTAAAAGCTAATGTGTGGGATAGAATGGCAAATGAGGAAGATGAACCATATGCTCATGCTATATACAAATCATATGCTGATGATTTAAGAAGACAAGCTGACATATTAGCTCAGCAAGGATTAAATCCTAATAGTAGGAGAAGTTTACTTGATATGAAAACTAGATATGCCGATGATATAGTTCCTATTGAACAAGCATATACTAAAAGAGATAAATTAATAGAGGAGCAAAGAAATGCAAAACTTCGTGATAGTACAATGCTTTTTAGTAGAGACGCTTCAAATTTAAAACTTGAGGATTTAATGAAAAATCCTAAATTAGCATACGATTCATTTTCAGGAGCTGATATACAAAAAAGGGCTGAGGCAGCTTCTGAATATCTATCAAAAGTAATGAGAAGTGATCCTAAACATTGGGAGAAAGTTATGGGTAATCAATACTGGCAGTCAATGGTTCAAAGTGGTTATTCCCCAAAAGAAATATATAGTACAATAGTAAATGATGAAAATGCTCCTCAGGAATTAAAAGATATTTTTAATAAAGTAGTAGCCAGCTCTAATATAGAAAGTTGGGATAATCAAGATGCTTTAAATCAAGCATACTATTACGCTGGTTTAGGATTATGGAAATCTATAGGTACACCACAGTCACAATTACAATCTAATAAAGCTTATGATTATGATACGAGAGCTAACATCAAAAAAGGTAATGGTGTTGATAGTGATAATTCTACATATTCTACTTTTAATCATAGTAATATAGACCCTAAAGTAAAAACAACTAAATTAAATAATAATCTAACTTTCTTAGATTCAATATTAAAGGATCCAGCTAAGTTAGCAATAAAAACAACTAATAATTCATTTATAAGTTATGAGGGTGTTCCTATTGCTAGAAGTAATGCTCCTGTTATTGAATATAATAATTTAAATGAAGTAAAAAAATTAGCTGATAAGTATGGAATTTCTATGACTGATTCTTATAATTTTAATACTAATATGATAACTGATAAAACTAAATTTAATAATAATATTAATAAAATAAAAACAGCTATTAATAATGAAATTAAAACAAGTGAGATAAGATATAAATCATATACTCCTAATATAACAAATTATGATACATTTAATTATGGTATAAAAAGAAATATTTTAAATAGAAATTCAATTGATTCTGGGTCTGGAGTATTTATATATAAAAATGGTAAAATTAAAAAGGAGTTACAGTCAGATGAGGCTGTTTCATTATTTAATAATAAAGATAATAGTATAACGTATTCAATAGGTGACGGCTATGCTAAATTAACATCATTAGACGATAAAGAAAATAATATAACAAAAGCTGCCTTAAAATTTGATGTTCTCGATCCTAACGTTTATAAATATGAGGATACCGAAGGTAATATAGTGGACACTGGAGTTTCAGAACTTGAGTATTTAGACACTCAAGCAAAATATGCAAGAGATAATGGTGATATTGAGACAGCTAAATTCTGTGTTAATAAATTAATGAACAGAATGTATGCTTTATTTAACAGTCAAGTTAAAACACAAACAGCGACTGATAGTAAAATATAACTTTAGAGAAGATAATAATAAAATACAATTATGGAAGATACGTTAAATGATAAAAATATAGATAAGTCCCAGCAAATACAAGATAATACTATAAGAGGAATTGACCCTCTTAAAGGATTAAATAGATCAGTACATGGAGCACTTAATGAATATAGAGCAGAAGAAGATGAAGCTGTAAGATTATCCTCACCTAAAGAATCTGTAGGATATGTAGGGGTAAATGATAGTAGATTAGATAGAAGAGCACACGCTATAAGTGAGGTAAATAATTTAGCCAATTTCAGAGGGGAAGAGCAAAGTTCAATATGGCAAATAGGTAATGGTATTGTTAAGGCAGGTGTATATGCAGGTACTACATTTCTTGATGGTACCTTAGGTCTTTTATATGGAATTGGTCAATCTATATATAATGGTACTCAAGGAAAAGAACATCCAATGACTGGTATGTGGGATAATGCTCTGAGTAAAGGATTTCAAACAATAAATAGTTATTCTGAAAAAATACTTCCTAATTATTACACAGACCAAGAAAATAAAAATGAATGGTATGATAATATATTCACTGCTAATTTTTTAGGAGATAAGTTTATAAAAAATTTAGGTTTTACTGTTGGTGCTTTTTATAGTGGTAGTGTTTATACCTCATTATTCAAAGTTATGAAACTTCCAACATTAATAGCTGGACTAACTAAATCTATACAGGCTCCAAAAGCTGTTTCAGCTATTATAGGAACAACTATGTCAGCAGTAAATGAGGGAAGAATTGAAGCACTAAATAATTCTACTGGTTGGTTTAAAGAACATAAGGGATTACTCGATAAAAGATTTGGAGTAGAAAATGATGATACTTCTAAACTATCTGAAAATGATTTACAATTATATAACGATTCCTTAAATGAGTTAAATGATGGAAGAATAAAAATGGGTAATACAGATTTCCTATTAAATCTTCCTATATTATTAGCTAGTAATGCGTTTCAGTTTGCTAAACTTTATGCTAGAGGATATGATACAGCTAGAAAAGTAAGTAAGGTAGTAGGAAACTTAGGTAATTTATCATCTGTTAGAAAAGCAGCTACAGGTACTATAAAAGGAATAAGCAACGCTTTATCAGAAGGTAAAGAAGAAGTAGAGCAGCAGCTTGCTAGTGATTACGCAGGAGCTAGACAAACAGAGAAAATTAATAATTTTTACTTATCTAGAACAGACCCTGATGCAGAGGAAAAAACTAATAGTTGGCTTAAAACCGCATCTAGTACATTCTTAAAAACAATGGAAGAAGGAAGTACTTGGGAACAGTTTACTATTGGAGCATTAACTGGAGGATTAGGTATGGTTCAATTTAAAAAAGTTACTGGTGAAAATGATAATAATAAATTAAAACTAACTCTAAATGGCGGTATATTAGGAGAAATAAGAGAAAATAGATTACAAAAAGAAAGAGAGAAGGCATTAGTAAAAAGTCTTAACGAAAGAGTAAACTCACCACATTTTAAAGAGCTTTATCAGGGAATGATAAGACACTCAGTCTTTCAAGATGATATGGATAATGCGGTTATAAATAAAGATGAGTTTAGTTTTAAGAATGCTGAAAATTCTCAGTTGGTATCTGATATAATAATGTTTAATAATGTAGGAAAATTAAATGAATTAAAAGACTTAATTAAAACTACATATGATATATCAGATGAAAATTTAAATGCGATAATAGATAATACCACATCTGTGCAAAAAGACGCAAATGGTAATGATGTATATGCAGGTCCTTTTGTAGACAAAAAAGGAAATAGATTAAATAATACAGATACTGAAAAAATGGCTATAATGAAATATATTATAGGTGATGACAGTATTGTAGAGGGTCAATCTAAATTTAAAACATCAAATGAAATGGCTGATAAAATAAAGCAGTCAGTTAAAGAGGTATTATCAACTATAGGTGATTATCAAAAAATTCAAGCCACTATTGATGCTGATACAAATGAGGGTTTAAGTGATGAGCAGTTGGAAGAGTTGACTTGGATGAAAATGCAGAAGAATAATTTTGATAAAAGAAATATAACTTTAGCAGAAGAAGTAACACCTATATATAAGAAAACAGAAGATGGGATTAAATCTGAATTAGATTATAGTACAAAAAGATTAAACGCTCTCGACTCACATAAAAAATCAGATGATTCATTTATAAAAGGCAATGTAGAACATAGTAATAATAAGACAGTAAATGAAGAAAATAAAGAAAATAAATCTGAGAGAGATATATTATTACAAAAAAAACAAAGATTAACAAGTGAGTTAGAATTGTTACATAATTTAACATCTTTAAATGCTAAATCACTTGTTGATATATTCAATAAACACCCTGAAGTAGTTAAGAGTGTAAATAAATTAATTGTTAATAACGAGTTTAAGCAACTTACAAAAGAAGAGATTGACACATTCAATTCTAAAACAGCTGATATGTATAAGCTTAGTTCTTTTTCTAATGACTATCAGACTAAGTATGATGAGTACTCAAGTAATCCTACATTATTTAAGAAGGAAACAGACCATATACAAGCGGTTAGAGATGAAAAATTTGCTAAGAAAAAATCAAATAAATATAAGAATAAACTAGTAAATGCGGCCAATGTTCAGGAATTTAGAGACATAATTAATTCTGATGTTAAAGACGATGTAAAAGAACAGGCTATTAAAGATTTAGAAAAGGAAAATAACGAGGTATATACAAATTTTAAAGAAGTTGAGCATTATGCAGAAGATGTACTTAGTGCTTTAAATACATTGGATAGTTCTATTATAAATGACACTATAAAAAAAGACGCTGAGGATTTATTTGAAAAGCAACATCAAGCAGCACAGAATTTAAAAGACATAGCTAATCCAAATTCTGTACATTTGGCAGATTCTAACTCTATATATGATGATTCACTGACAGTTGAGGAGAATGCCACTAAATTTCAAAATGCAAGATATGCTTTGTCAGAAGCTATGGATAAAGTAAATAATGATGTTGCCTTTAAAGATAAATTTGATGATAGCTATAAAACAGTTAAAACTAAGACTAACGAAAAATCTGTAAATGAAGAAATAAAAGAAAATACAGAAGATTTAGATGATGCTTTAAAAGAAACTGCTAAAGATATTGTTGGAGAGACTAAAGATGAGCCTATTGAAAAACACAGAAACGAGGACTCTTTAGATACAAATAAAAAAATAAATAGTGAGGAACCTAGTATTAAAGAAGATACTAAAAATAAAAAATATTATAAACCAACCATACCTAAGTTTAATATAGCGGCTACTACATTTAGTATATTTGATTCTTTTAAAGACGTTATGCATAAGTATGGCTCATTCTTTGAAACTTATAGAAAACTTAATTCTGAAACAAAAAAGGTTATTAAAAACTATATAAATAAAGTTAAGAAAGAAGGAATACTAACAGCTGATAAATATTTTTCAGTAGATACAATAAAAAGTGCAGTTGAAGAATCTGGAACAAAATTAACTGATTATGAAAGTAAAGTCATAGAAAACGAGTTAGCATCAAAAGAGAAAAAATCTTATGATTTTAGTGAAATATATGATTATCTCGATAATGCTGGTGCGTTCAAATATGTTGATGATGGAAACTTATTAGTTGGTGATGAAATTGGATTTATGATAGATCCTGAATTTGAGGAATCTGTTAAAGATAAAAGTTGGCATACGGCTCCTACTGTATTTATAGTTAAAGGAACTCAAGTAATTGGTAGTTTAGACGAGGGACCATCTATGAATCATTTTGTGGGACTTGCTGAATTAGTAAGTAAAATAAGAGAGGAATATAAAAAAGCTGCTGAGATATTTGTTACTGAAGGTCCAGACTTAGATAATGAAAATAAGTTTTATGCAACTTTTAAAAGTAAAGTATCTCAAATAATGATTGGAAAAGTGCCTATTACAAACACTAACAGGTCATTAAGAGAAATAATAGGAGTTAAGACAGAAACAAATAGTTCAACTAATCAAGAAGATTCAAAACTATCTAGAGTTCCCATATTAGCCATTATGAAAAATATGGTTTTATTTACAGGGAAGGCTAATATTAAAAATGAGGATATAATGCGATTCTCATCAATGGATAATAGAGAGGGAAGAACTTATATACTTATTCCTAATGCAGCTGGTAAATACACACCAATGGCTGTATGGACACAGCATTTTAATGAAAAAGAATTTGATATTAATAATATTACATACTCAAGTACACCTTTAGGAAAAGCATTAACAGCTGCTATAAATAAACTAGCTTCTGTTAAATCAGAAGATGATTTAAAGAATGCCATTAGTAGTTTAAAACATTTACTGTATTTAAATAATATACATATTAATTTCTTAAATAAATTTAATCCAACAGCAGGAATACGAATAGAACAAACTAAAGTTGACGCTGATGGTAATGAAATTTATATTACTAAAAATGGTAAAAAAGAAAGACAAAATTTATTTAATTTTGTAATCAAATTTAATACTAATGATCCTAATATAATAGGAACTTTTGATTCATCAGAAAGTGGATTTACATCAGTATCTTCTACAGGTAATATATCTGTAGATACAATATCTAATAACATAATAGAATGTTTACAGAAAATGAATCTTCATTTGCAAATAAATGCTAATGAAATAAATTCATCTACTTATAATGAGACACTTATAATGTCAGATGCATTAGTATCTGATATTGCAAAAGATAAAGTTGAGGGTAGTTGGTTTACTACTGATTATTATGATAGCGAAGGTAAACAGCACACAGCTGATGTTCTTGATTCTATCCCAGTAGTAAAAAGAGATGAGGAATCTATAGAAACACCTAATGATACAGGTTCAAATACATCAGGTGTCATTGTTATGTTAAATAGTGTAGCTTATATTGTTGATTCTAAGACAGGTAAAATCTATGATCTTAGTAATAAAGAAATTGATTCTCCTAACGCGTTACTAATAAAAGATATTGCTTATGCTAATGTTGTATATGGTAATGCGACAGTTGGAACCACTATGGTAGATAATAAAATATTATTACCTAATAGTAATAAAATACTTGATAGAGACACTAATACATATTTAACTGGTGATGATTACACTAATACATTAAAGAAAATAATGGATCAAAAATCTAAGTTACAAAAAGCTAAGGATGCTATTTCTAGTATAAATCAAAGCCAAAGTAAAATAGATAAAACAAAAACAACAAATGATTCTTATTCTATACTAGAAGATGATAATGAATATCATACTTATACTAGAATAAATAAGATATTAAATAAAAATAATCATTTATCAAATAAAGATAATAAATATTTAAAAGATCTTGCTATAATATTAGCAAAAAAATCTAATAATGTAAAAGAGTATAATAATTATATAACTTATTTAGGAAGAAAATTTAATATTGATATTTCTGAATATAATAATAAAATAGATATTATAAGTAGAAATAATATTATAGATATTATTAGTAATACTATGTTAGAAAATATTAATCAAGACGATTCTACACATCAGATTATAAAAGATATAATTAAAAAATTCTTTACTAGTAATGAAAAACAAGTTAAACCAGAAGGACTTTCGTTAGAAGTATTCAATACTTTAATAAATTCTCTTACTTCTATAAGAGAAACTATAGAAAATAATGGTGAGACATTTTATGGTAATGATATTATATTGTATAATAAATATCCTGATGAGACAAGAGTTGCTGAAAATGTTGATGTGCTATCTGTTGATAAATTAGGAAACTTAAAAATATATAAAATAGCAACATCAAATAACTCATTCTATACTTATACTGATAAAAATGGTAATAAAAAAAATACATTTAAAGGAAATTCAAACTCTCAAATTATAAGTACAGAAGAATATTATACCAAGCAATTAAGTGCTTTAAAAAATCTATTTGAATCACAATTTAATGCTACTATACAGTCTCTTAGTATATTACCAGTTGTAGTAACTAGTAAAGAAGATAAAATAACCAATGTAAATAATGAAAGTGAAATTTCTATTAAATATGACCCAAGTGTTAATATATCTTTAAATAAAAAAGATAGTTCTGTATCTAGTGAAGAATTATCAGATGTAGATAAATTAATACAAAAAGAACAGGCTTTAAAACAAAATAATGAAGATGATGATGACGATATTGAATTTAGACTTGTACAAGAAAAGCATCTTCCAAAATGGAATAAGAATGTTGAACTCGCTTGGTTAAAAAGAGTATTACCTAAATTATCAGAACAACAGAGAATCCAAATAATTAATGGTTATATAAAAGCTGGTGAAAATGGTGCTGAGGCCTATGGTCAATTCTATAAAGGAATTATAACACTATCTAATATAGCAGCTAGAGGAACAACTTATCATGAGGCATTTCACTCTGTATTTAATTTATTATTAGATTTTGATGAAAAACATAAAATTTTAGAAGACGCAAGTAAAATATATAGTAAAACTATAAGTGATTTAGACTTAGAAGAAAATCTTGCTGAGGATTTTAGAAGATACATACAAGCTAAAGAGCATACTAATAATCCATTTAAGAGTATAACCAATTTCTTTAAAAGATTATATTTACTTGTTAAATATAGCAAATATTTTAATTCTCGTATATTTTCACTATTTAAAAGTATAAATAACGGTAATTTTTCAAAAGAAACTATTCCTATTATAAAAGATAATTCAAATAATGAAAATGTTGATTTTATAAAAACTCCATTAAAAGAGGAATCAAAAGAAAGCAATACTCCTAATACTCTTGAAAGAAGAAATAAAACTAATAGAGAGCAATCTATTATAAATAATTTCAGAAGAGCGAGAGAAATAGAAAGAATATTAAACAGATATTATTATAGAACAGAGCAAGAAGCTATAAGCGCGTTTAATAAGTCAGGTATAAACAAAGATTATTTTTATAGAATAACAAGTAATAATCCTAATGGTTCTCGTGGGTATAAGATACAATTATTAACTAATGCCGCTTTTGACAATTATAAGAATGATATATTAGACCAAGAGGAAATGTATAATGAGGAATTACAAGAAAAGAATAAAGAAAATAGATTCTTTGATTTATTAGACCCAGATATACAAATGGAATTATTTAATAAAGGCTGGACTAAAGAGGATTTTGATGCAATATCACAGACTGAAAGAGACATTGCTATTAATTGTTTATAAGTAGATATACGAAATTTTTTATAAAGCGGCTATTTACAGTTTGATTAAATATATATAAAAAATAAGGAAGATATTTTAATATCTTCCTTATTTATTAGTGTATTCCAGTATCATCATCTTTATGCATAAAATAATGTAAAAGAGATAAGCTTAATACAGAATTTAATATAAATGTAAATATTTTCCAAAACATAATTTAATAATTAGTATTGTTTAAAATAAGGTAATCCTGTTTCAGGATTTATTCCTCTAAATATACTTTTATTCATTAAAAATAATGGTGAATCCATTATAGTTTTATATGCTGTACTATGACCTTTATATCTACCTGATTGTAATTCATTTGTATAATTAGCAGGAATTAAAAGATTTATAGTATTACTTAGTTTTTCTAATGTTGATATACCAGCTGCTGGTGATTGTATTATTTTTCCTCCCTCCTTAAGCATAGAAGGTCCCAGTATTAATACTCCTAATTCAGTTTTAAGTCTATATAATTGATATTCTGTCATTCTATTTGCCCAAGATCTTTTTCTCTTTCTATCTTTATCATTACCACCATTAAATAATGAAATAGCTAATAATATCATTAAGAATTGACCTATTTCAACAGTAGCTCTCGTGACATTACTTCTTTCTTCAGGACTTAATTCTTTAAATCTAGCACCAAGATTAAATTGTCCTTCTTTTATATCACGACCTAGTAATAATAAAAAGTTACCAAATGTTCTATAATATCCTTCTGACCAAGTATCTCCCATTAAACTATAATTAGTATGTGAAAATCTTTTTTCCATACTTGGAACTATCCATTTTCTAAATAATATAGCCATTCTTCCTAAGGCTAAATTTTGTATTGCTGATTTATCTAGATCATTATATATACCGTGCATATGTTGATTAATATAAGCACTCTTATTAGTAAAGTTATTTATATCATCTTTAGTAAATTTTGTCCCGTCAGTTTTAGTATAACCTTCTTTTATAACTAATTCAGCTCCTAAATCTTTATTATTTGGGTCAATATATTTTATTTCTAATGCATCCCATAAATTAGAATCTTTAGATTTTCCGTTTTCATCTGTATATTTCATTTTATAAGAACAAGCTAATGCTAATGCTGTTCTATTTTGCATCCAATGTTCTCCTGCATTGCTTAGTACAAATGATGGATGTGAGCTAAATAATTTACCTATATTTGATTTTGCAAAATCAGAATCTTTTATTTTTTGCTCGTAGTCTTGTAGAACATTAAATAATTCATCAAATAAATTAATTTTACTTATTTTTGATTTTTTTCCAACATCTCCTATAAAACTAGGTAATTCTGAAGCATATATAGAATCAGCTTTAGTCAAATCTTTATATCTAAAAAATTGTCTGCTTAATGTCTCAATACGCATCATAGATGTGCCAGTAGCAATATTGGATATACCGTTTAATAAACTGAATCCTAAAGAGTTAATCGCTGTTAATAAATTAATAAAATTAACTGTTTTACCCACACTTATATTAGTATTACCGAAATTTCCCTCGTCTTTAGTATATCCATTATATACTTGCATTTCATAATAATCATCAAGTCTTTGTACTATTCTCTTATTTTCTGTCTTAACTAATTTATTTTCAACTTTTCTACCTAGTTCAGAGAATCTTTCAACAACTGGTTTATTAGCTTTTGTCTCAGCTATCGTTGTTTTTCTTATTAAGTCTCTACCAATTTCAAGACAATCAATGATTTTGTTCATTTGATTAAAATCTGATGCCATAGCAGCATACGCGCACATAGTTGAAACTACATCTGTTGATATATCATTAGGATTTTCTCCTTTATTAAGTTTAGTATAATAGATAGGTAATACTTGTACTTGTTTATTATCAAAGTCTTGTATTCCAGCTTTAGTCGCAAACATAGTATCGTCTGATCTTTTTATAAATAAGTCTTTAATTCCTTCCCATACTTCTTTTGCACCAGATTTTATACTACTAGAACTTTTAGCTCTTTCAACAAAGTCTTTTCTTATCTTAACTGCGTTTTCTAATGTTGTATAATTTTCAGGAAGTACACTATCAAGTGATTTTTTTATATCAAATATGGTTGTCAGAAACTTTTTCTGTGCGGTAGTAACATCAGTTTTAGCTTCCATTATAGTAGTATAATCTTTATTTTCATATATATCTCTTTTTGGTACTTTTTTATTATCTATAACTTCCATATTATTTTCATACCAAATTGATACTTGCATTTTAAAAGCGTTTGCATCTGCTCCTTCTGGATTTTCTCCATATTTTTCTCTTAGATTCTTATACATCTTCTTTTTATTTGATTCAAACTTTCCATAATTTATAGGTCTTATATAAAATCCAGTAAGATTACCCTCATCATCTTTCTCAAACATAAAATCAAAATTCTTTATACCAGCTTGAAATAACTCAACACCAGCTGCTTTTATTTTCTTAGAATAACTTATAGTTTCTAATCTAGCATTACTTTTACTTGTTTTAACAGCTTTGTCTATTACTCTTAATAATAAATTAGATGAATCTGCCATACTATCTAACCATCTATCAAAAAATGATATGTCTTTACTTTGTTCTTCTATAAAAGTTTTATCAACTTTTATTGTCTGCCCTTTATATTTTCCAAATTTAATTTCTACACTTTCTCCAATAAATTGTTTTAAGAAATTAATAAACACAGTATATGACTTATCTTTATAATCTTCTTCTATATTCGCTAAAATATGTCTTATATCTTTTACGTTTTGTATTGCTGAATCCGCGTATTTATTATCTGTATATGATTCCTCATTAAACATAGATTTTAATACTACATCTAATATATTATTATATGAATACATATAATTTCTAACATCTCTTAATAAAGCCGCTCTCTTATTTAGTGACATATCCTTATCGTCATCTATATTTTTAAGTTTTTCTCTTAGTGTTTTAACAACATTAAGAGTATTAGATATAAATAATGATATTCCTTTTACTTCCTCATTTGAATACAAATCCTTTTCGAGTTCATTTATTAATTCAATCTGTGCTGGTTCAAAAGTAGAGCTTGCTGTTCTCAATTTGTAAATATGAAGTCTTTTTGATTCATTTTCTATAATTTTATTAAGTGTGTCTGCTAGTTTTTCATTTCTATCAGATACTTGATAGAATATATCATCTGATTTTATATTACTAATTTGTATATCATTATCTAAATTACCTGAAAGTATTTCTGTAGAAAGATTAGCAGCTTTATTTTCAGCTTTTTCAATATCAGAAATACTAATGTTTCTAAATAATGATTTAACCATATTTACTAATCTTTGTAAAAGTGGTTTTGCTTGTGTTTCTTTTATTTCTTGTTGCTGTAATAAATGTTTGGCTAATAATTTTCCTGCTGCTTCTTTAGCTAGTTTTTCATCATTTCCTTTATAATAATTACTATATTTAGCATATTCGTCTCCTAATATTTCACTTGTTAATCCTTTGCTATGTATGAAATTCACTAATCTGGATACTAAAGGTGAATTACCTAAGGCATCAATAGAAAAGTGCGCAAATTCCTCAGGTAAAGCCTTTGCTCCTTTAATACCCTCAGCAAGTCTTATTAATTCTTTTATTCCTTCAGCTGATTTATGAGCTACTGAAAAATCAGTAGCACCAGAAACTCCAAGTCTTCTTTCCAAAGTATTTAATGCACCTATTGCTACCCCTTTTGATTCAAGTATAGCTTCTAATCTTTTATTGAGATCTCTGTTATACTTCATATCTTTAGCTATCTTAGCATTGTCTTTATTTTTTCTTTCAATTTTTACAGCTATGCTATTTTTATTTGTATCACTATCTATAGATGTTACTATAGTAGCAACATAAGTATCTCTACACTCTGAAGTATCATTAAATTGTATAGCTTTATCTACTAGTAATTCAGCATTTTTATTAGTATCTTCTTTAAAATCTGGTATTTCTGTACCTTTTTTATAATATCCTATAGTAGTATTTAATGATTTTAATATATTACTTTCATGTATGATTTTATTAAAGTCAGTATTTTTTAATAAACTAGTCATAGTTGGTTCACCATTATCATCTAATTTTAATTTAGGTAACCAATTTTTTATAAAATCCTCACTCTTTGTAATAAGATATAGTTTAATAGAATCTTTTCTGTTATTAGATGTTAGTGCTTGAATAGCATTAAATAATTTACTTTCAACTACTTTACCATCTTTATTTTTTATTGTAGGAATTATTGAACAAGTCTCCATATTTATTTTATTTTATTATGCTCCGCAAATTTTCTTATTATCCGCGTCTCTATAGTTTATATTTGGCTCTATATCCAAAACACTATCGGGTTTAATAGTGCTAAAATCTTTATTTCTATCTTCTCCATAAACTGTATCTAAAATAGTGTTTTCAATATTTTCTGTAAAATAATCAGTAGAATCCTCTGAATCTAAAGAATCATCGTTTTCAAAATCTGAAGCATCATCATCATTTTCTAAATCAATTCTATCATTAGTAGGTGATTCAGTATTCTCTGTATTTGTCTTACTATCTTTTTGTGATATAACAGATTTAATATCTTCTACGTCAACGCCATATTCGTATTCTATAAAAGAATTCTTTTCACCAAGTGGATATATTCTTTTATATGTTACGGTTTCATCACCTTCAGCAGCATTAGTAGGATCTCCTACTAATTTATAATATACAGGTTTATTATTTACATTAACTGAAATAAACTTATAATATACATTAAATTCTAAATTATTAAAGTATAACTTTCTTTTTATAAAACTATTTATGTTTTCAGCTGAAACTGTATAGGGTCCAATATCAATAGTATTATTAATATTATCATTATTATCTACAAATTTTGCTGAGTCAATATTAACTTGTGGAACTATTTTTTTATAATATAAGTTATTATATACAAACTGATCTACAAAAAGAGTATAGTCATCATTACTATCTAACATATTATTTAAAGATTCTACATATTCAGGAATTGCCATTTTTAGCGAGGTTGATGCTAAATACATAAATGAGTCAGAACCAAAAGAAAATCCTTTTTTATAAAAACAGTATCTTACAAGATTTAATGCAAGCTCATTAGCTTTTGGATTATCCATATATAATAAGTATTCCCAGTCTCTAGTGTATTTTTGTTTTAACTCATCAGTAAGTTTACCCGTGTTGTTAAATACTATAGAAGTTAAAGATTTATTTTTATCAGCAGGTGACTCTCTCAGTTGTTTTATAAAATCATTATCCGCAATATCAGGATTTTCAGTCTTAATTTTATTAAAATAAGAAACAAAATTAGTTAAAAATGCTTTTCTTTTCTCATATGTTGTAATTGTTTTAATTTTATTTCCTTTAGAATCTATTGAATCATAAACATCACTATTACCAAAAAAAGAATTTTTAGTTAATATATATACAAATAATGAATTATATATATTATTAATTATATCCGCATTTAATTTACCAGAAGCTGTTAAATTTGAAATCTTATTCACAACATCTGTAAATGGTTTTTTTAATTGTGGAAAATATCTATTAAGAAGGTCAATAGATGAATGTACTCCTAATGTATAAAAAGCTTGTAAATATGGTAATAGGCTAGTAAGCAATTTTTTTCTTAACTCTGTTTCGTCTTTTGTATTAATTGAGTCTCCAGAAGAAATTATATTAGCATTTTGTAAAGGATATTTTTTATCATTTAACTTAGAAAGTAAATCATCAACACGTTTAATTTTAACTAATGTGTCAGCTATATCAGAACCAACACCACCATTACTTGTATCTGACCTTGTTGCCTGTGTTAAATCTCCTAAAGCTTTTGCATCTTCTGCTATTTTTTTAAATAATTGTCCAATAGTTTCTTGATTTTTATAATATTGTGCTTTTTCTTCATTAGATAATTTATTAAGTTTATTTGCTTTTAACTTCTCAATAATCATATCTTCTGTACTAAGAGGACAACCTTCATATTTTTTACTACTGCTATGAGGTATATATGAATCTAATATCTTATCAATAGCGATGCTTTTTGTCATACCAGATTGTCTTTCTTTAAAATATAGTTTAGTCATATCCATTACTATAGGTTGTGTCATTAATACACCTATTTCTATAGGAAGATACCCTAATCTAGATAATAACATCGTACTATCAGCGGTAAATACATTTTGATTTAATCCAGTTAATACATTCTCTTTAACATCGTCTACTGAGGCAGCTAAATATCCACAGGTATTTCTTGATATATATTGATTTTTATTATTTTTAATTTCATGTAATGAAGATAGATTTTTATCGTTTAATGTAAACATCCCATATTCACTAAGAGATAAATTTGTATTTTGCAATAACGCATGACTAGAGTTATGATTAGCGTATATACCAATCATTTTACCAGCTGTCATATTTTGTCTATGAAACTCAATCTGTGTTGAAGGAGAAAGAGGATTTATTTCTTCTTCGTATGAAGCTAAAATATCTTCAATGTCTGATGTTTTCATAGACATTAATTTATCTAAGATAGAATCATTATTAGATATATTTAATTCTGCTCTTAATTTATCTTCTGATATAACATTAAGTAATTCAGATATTCTAGATGCCTTTTTTTGTTGTTGAAATCCACCCGGATTTAGTACTCTAAATGCTGTGTCAGAATTAGTTAATACTCCCCAAATAATATCCATTATTTCGTTGTTTCTTGCTCTTCTATTATTTTCATTGGCAGTTTTTGTATCATCATAATAAACCTTTCTTATTTTTGATGATTTTAATAAATATTGATTTTTATTCTGGGCAAACCATTCTTTAAATTCTACTGAAGTATTACTTAAATCCTCTATCAAATTATCGCCTTTAAATAATCTATTTATTTCAAGTAGTATTTTATTTTCTTTATTAAAGTCATCATATGCTCTTCTATAATCATATTTTATTATATTAAATTCTGGAAACATAACATAAAGTTTGTCAACATCAAAGTCAGATCCTGACATTGTAGTTATCTCAGAAGGTAACATAATTGAGGAACCATTTTGCACAGGTAAAAATCCTTTTATATATAAAGGAATCATTGAGTATTTATCCTCTGTTGGTACTCTATATCCTATAACCTTTCTTAAATTATCTGGTAATTTATTTATATTTAAAGTATGTGTTATAGGGTCAAGTAATTCATTATAAAAAGATTCGCTATAAGCAGGCATATAGCACTCCATATATTTAATATGTTTTTTTCCATTTTTATCAATATCAAATACTATATGTAAGTCATCTGTATATCCAAAATCTGAAACTTGAATAAGTGCCCCACCTTTTGTTTTCTGTTTTGTTACCCTTCTTATTACACTATTTAATAGAGATTGGATTTTACTAACTTGAGATGGGTCATATAATGGTATATTAAAATTACCTTTTTCATTAAGTGTACATGCCTTTATTAAATCTGAACCATATCTAGAATTACCTGTCATTTCTTCTATTAACATCTTAGATACTGATTCAGCATCTTTAAATTTATCACTTACTGTGGAAAATGTATCTATTATATTTTCAGTTATTATAGAATTATATAAATCAATAACTTCTTTTTTAGTCATCAGCTTATCGTTTACGTTAACTCTAAAATTAGGATCATTTGACATATCTGATATTCCTAATCTTCTAAGCTGAGTTCCCATAAGTTGCATTCCAAATAAATGACTTGGGGTTGGTGTCTGTATTCCATAGTCCTCATAGCTTATACTATGCACAACATTTGGATTTTCATTATTATCAGCAATGCCTGTTTCTCTACCTAATATATTTTTAATGGCTTCTTTCTCATCTATTTCTTTATTACTAGATTCTTTTATGCTTTGTATTTCTTTATTTACAGCTTCACTACTTATATCTATTTTACCTTGTCCACCAACTTTTACAGCAGATTCAAATTGTATAACATCTATATTATTATTTTCCATAAATTCTGTAATAGCATTCATCTTTGGAGAATCAGCAAGTTTACTTCCCATAAGCTCATATATAGAAAGTAATAAAAATTCAGATGTTTTATGCTGTACAGGTACTTTTATACTAGAATCATCCACACCACTGTTTACATCTGTTTGAGTATAAGTGAATGGTTTTATAGTTTGCCATAGAGTATAAAAATCCTTCATTGAGAATTTTTTATTTTTAAGTCTTATGTATGCTTCTTCCTGAGGAGTATCCCATTTACCACACATATTTAATACTGCTCTCATAGAAGAAAGACTTCTAAAAGACTGTGCGTCAGTAACATTTATATTTTTATATTGACTTATTATATAATCTCTATCTATTTTTGTTATTTCTTTATTATTATATTTTTCTTCTACTATGGCTGTAATCTCAGATATAGCGGTCGATACTATATTTTCATCTTTTACTATTATAGTTTTCTCAATTTCTTTACCAACCAATTCTCCATTAAATATTGCTTTAGTATCTAATTTTTGTGAGGGGGCATAAATCTCTTTAAACCTTTTTTGAAACTCCTTTATATTTTTATAATAAGCCAAGTCAGTAGTTGTAAGTTCTATTATCTGAGTTTGTGCTAATGTATTATTCCAATAGAATTCTTTTAATTTTTCTCTTATAGCAGTGTCTATAACTAAGTTACTCATTAAACTATTAGCGGCACTGACATTTATAATTCCATTGTGTATGCTATTTAATAGTTCTTCTTTAATACTGCTAAAAATAGTCTTCTTTGTATCATAATTGACATATTCATTATTATTATAAGACTCAAGTAAATGATTTAATCCAGTTGATTCAGCAGCGTCATTTCCTATTATATTTTTAATTTCTTTTAATGCGTTTTTTATTTTTTCATTCTGTATAGAAGGTCCCTCAAATGGAAGATATTTACATTTTTGTTTTTCATTCTCTTCAAATAGTCCTATTTTAGTCCATTTTTCATAGTCTTTTTCAAATGAGGATTCCATTATATTATTAATAGAAGATATAATAAAACTTTTTACAGCGGATATATTTCCTGCTCTCATAATTTCATCTAACTTATCAATAAATAACATATCTGAGGAACTATTTTTATCAATTTCACTCATACGGGCATTTAACGCAGGAAAAAATTTAAACTCAGCACCTCCTATTTTTCTCTTATCTCCTTCTATATCAAAATTATCTAGTATCTTTATACTACTCTTGTCTTTATGATACATTTCATTTCTTTTCTTTACAAGAGCTATTCTATTATATTCCTGTAATACAACCTTAGCTAATTTTTCAGAGATAATTTCTTGATATGTTTTACCTATCTCTGAATTATTTGTGTATTTTATGAATCTTATAAATTGTGCGGCAGGTGAATCTGATAAAATAGGAAGATAATAGTTTGTAAAACAAAGACCATTTCTATCAGGTTCAGATGTATATTCAGCAAAAATAGTTTTCATATAATTAACACTATCCCAATCAGTATAATCAACTTTATCACAACTGATTACTGTTTTTATACTTAAAGCATCCCTTACTTCTTTATTGTTTTCAATTTGTTCAAGCCAATCGCATAGCCATTCTCCATTTTTATAAAACCAACTATATTTCTTAAAATTGTTTTGTAAAAATGAATCAAATCTATTTTTATCTCCGTGGACTGCCTTTAAATTTTTAATTAGCTTATTTACATAATTAGGTTTTACATAGGAATACAGTGTCTTTGTTTTGCTTCCTATTTTTTCTACCGCACTATTTTCTATCGCAGTTTCCGATACATCATTAATCATATAAGCTATAAATGAATATGCTTTTTTAAATTCATTTATTAAATCTATTTTATTTATAGAATCATCGTTTTCCTTTTTTATTTTTATTTTATCCTTTGCTACACCACTTAATATAATATCAAGTTTTGAAAGTACTTCAAGTGTACTGTTAGAGTTAGATTTAATTAAAGAATTTTTTAATAAAGGTTGATTTACACTTATACCAACTGCATTAAGTAACTTTATTAATTCATTCCAGTTTCCTTCATTTTCAAGTAATTTGTTACTTTCTTCTACTGTCTTATTTGAAAATTTATATACTAATTCCTTAAGTTTTTTTGAGCATTCTACCGCTTTATTTTTTAATATATTTCCATTTGTATCATATATACTGTCACTATCTAATATATTTCCAGAGCTATAATTATATCTCCATTCATCTAATAAATAGTATATACCATCAGATTCATTACAAGCTATTGTCTTAACAGTAGTTGTACCATCTTTTTCAACTTTTGTTTTTTGTGTCCAATAAGACATAAAATCTTTTCTAAAATCAGTATAGAATAATGTTTTTAATTTTGAATCTGATTTAAGAGCGTCAATAACACCTTGTACCCAAGGAGTACCGTCAACTAATGATTCTAGTGTTGGCATAAGGTCATCACTAGTAATCATATTATGTAATCTATTTATTAAAAAGGCGTGAACATAATTAGAATCAAGATTTCTTATAAATCCTAAGTCATCTTTTTCTTTTTTACCATTTGTTTTTAATTTAGGAATCTTTCTTATTAATCTTCTTATTTCTTCTGATAATGAACCAACGGCACTTTCTTCTCTAAAGTTAGTCATCCAGCCATCTTTAATTATAGCTTCAGGATCAACATTAGCTATATTTGGATTTGTATCATCACTTATATTAATATCATTTTTTGTTTCAGAAAAAGTATTATTAAATTGTATTTTTACATATTCATTTTTTTCTATTATACTTTTTGCATCTTCAGTTAGCTGTATAAAATTATCTATTATTTTTTTATATTCTTGATTTTTATACTGTACTCGTTTTGTAGCCAAATTAAGTTTTTCCTCATCTGTGTACTTATAAGCATTTTTATTATTATTAATTAATTTAAGTTCACCTTTAATTTTATCATCATTAGAACTATTATAATATCCTACAAATAAATCTAATACATTTTTAATTATTTTTTTATTATATTTAATTATTACTCCAGTTCTAGTTAAATTATCAAACTGATCTTTTAATTCTTCTTGCTCGCTACCTTCAGAATTAGCTATTTTATATTTTAAACTTTCTACTTCCTTATTATATAGCGAGTCTACTTCAAGACTAAAGAAATTTGCTATTAATTCAGCTCTGTCTCTTCTTTTTCTTGGATTAAGATCAAAATCTATTTTTTCTTGTTTGTCTATATTTAATACTTTAGGAGTATTAAAAGGTTCATTATTTAAATCTTTAGTTTTATCAGGTATTGTCTGTGCAGGTTGTTCTGTTTGTTCTGTATTATTTATATTGTCAGATGTCCTTTTAACTACATTAGAATTGTCTGTATTCTCAATAAATGAATCTACAGTATCGATATTATTATATCCAGTATAATTATCAATATGTAATGCTATAGTTGACACTAATCTATCAAGATATGTGTTATCTATATTTCTATGTAAAAATTTATCAATAAGTGATTTTAGACTATTTATAAACTTATTCCATAAAGATATTTTTTGATTATTCTCAACTTTTATTTTAGATAGTGTATCTTGTAAAGAAGGATTAGTCATAACATTAGCTATGAATTCTTTTATATATTTACCTCTATCTTTTCTTGAGCCATCTATATTTATATCATTTAGTCTAAAATAAAAGTCTTTATCATTATTTAATTCTTGTATTATACTCCAAATAGAATTAGTAAAATCAGTTTCTTCACGTGTTGCTTTTTTTGAGAATACATTATTGATAGCCTCAGATGTTACCGCATGAACTAATTCGTGGGCAACTATATAATCTAATCTATCATAATCGGCAGCAAGAAGTTTTGGATTATATGCTATATCAATAGAATTGCTATTATTAGTAATAGACATACTACTATTAAGAGTAGTAGAATTATGTATATGTATTGTCTTGCCTACCTTATTTAATTTTGCTATTATAGTTTTAGACAAAGTATTAATATACTTATTATAATCGTTGTCATCAAATAAAGTACCATTTATCTTATTTTTTGCTCTAGTCACTGTTCCATCGTAATGACTATTTACTTTATGTACAATAGCTATAAAATCTTTTTTAAAGTTAGCTATATTACTACCTATTTCTCCTGTATATTCTTTATTAAAAGAGTCTCTATCTTTTATATCATTGAGTTCTTCTTCTGAATAAAATCTAGTATTGTCACCTCTAACTTCTTTAATAAAGTTAACTAGTTCGTCTCTTGAAGGATATGTATCATAAGACTTATTATTTGTGTCTTGCCAATATGATATTAATCCTTTAATAGATTCAACAGTTTCTCCTGAGATATTACTGGCTAAATTTCTTATTTCGTCAGTTGTAATTAAACAATTATGCATATATTTTGAATTAAATTAATGTGAAACAAAGATAAATATTTATTTTCAATTAACAAACATACTAAATATATTAGTTGTAATTCATTAATATAATTATTGTTATAATATAAAAAAATAAGGAAGATATTACTATCTTCCTTATATATTTATTTATTATAGATATTCTTTTGTGTTTTGCCACAGTGCACATTTTGTATATAGTGAGTCTGCTAATGCTGAGGCATCTGGATGTGGTTTACCTGTTTTAGATAAAAATGATGTTCTTAAATTAAAGAAATCATTCCAATCAGTTACAAATCCAGTCATTACTAGTTCTGTTTTTAAGGCATTCGGTAATAGAGCTCTTGCTTCTTGTGGAGAACAATTTAATTTAAGCATTTTTAAGTAATACGTCTCACTATATTTTAATGTTTTCATTAAACATAATTCTGGTGACATTTCTAAGTCTTTTGAACATCTTTCCATTCTATCCTCATTAAACCAATATGGTTTTATAAAAGTAAGCTCGTTTCCAAATTTATCTTTACTATAGTTGCAATACATTTGTTATCTTTAGAGTTATTTATCTCTAAATTCTACATGTTTCCATATAGTTCGGACTATATCATCACCCTATAGATTTACAGGGTGTTCAGCACTCGTGTCAGTATTATATTCCTCAAATGAGGTTTTAACTGTTAGTCTCTGAACCTTCACACTTTGTTAAAGGTGTGCTTGGCTGCTGATTAGCATGATTTAATACCTTTTTACAAAATTCATATAATTCATTCATGGTCATCGTATGTTTACTTATATT